CCTCACGTCTGGCCGTGGTACCACTGGCCGTCATTTTTCTAACCCAGCGTAATGTGGCGCTGCGTGAACTACCCCGCGTGATGTAACTGGTGGTGACGATGCCTCGGACCAAGAAGGCTGCTGGCACTACCGCCGATCCGCGCAATGGTCGCCGTGCAGCCCTTACGCCTGTCGCCGGCGGCCGTATCGACGCGCCCGACGGGCTGTCCGAAGAGGCTGTCGCGCTGTGGGATGCGTACTGGGCGGACGCGGTCGCGACTGTGGCGACGCCTGTCGACCGCGGCCTGTTGATTCGCTGGATCACCGAGTACGACCGGTACCTGCGCACCGTTGCCGAGGCCGACAAGCAACCTCTGGTGTTCGGCTCGACCGGGCAGCAGGTGGAGAACCCGCTCTACAAGATCGCCTACCGGGCCTTGGACGCGGCCGAGCGTTGCGAGCGGCAGATGGGTGTCGGCCCGTTGCACCGGTCGAACCTCGGCATCGCGGTCATCACCGAGCAGAAGTCCCTGCGGGAGATGAACAGCCGATACGGGGGTGGCGATGTCCAGCGCGACTCTCGCCCCGACCCCCGCATCATCGACGCCGGCTGACCCGGGCTGCCAGGCCTGCGGCTGGGTACCTGCGCCCGGCGAGTTGTGGCCGTCGCATGGTGGTATCGCCGTCGACTGGATCGAGGACAACTGCATCTGCGGCGAGGGCGACTGGTACGGGCAGCTCATCAAGCTCCGCCCGGATCAGCAGCGCTTCGCGTGGCGCTGGTTCGAATACTGCCCCGGCTGCGGCGAGTGGCACTACGACGAGGGCCTGCGCGGCGCGGCGACAGGCGACGGGAAGACACAGTTCATCGCCGCACTCGCCCTGGTCGAGTTTGCGGGCCCGGACGAGATCGCGGTGCCGTCGCCGAACATTCCGATCGGTGCTGCGTCGTTCGAGCAGGCGAATCTGCTGTTCACGGCCGTGGCCACGATGTGCGGGGGCCGGGACCGGGCGGTCAAGGAGTCGCCGCTGTGCGGCTACTTCGAGGTCTACGACACCGAGATCCGCTTCACCGACGGACGCGCTGGCCGGATCTACCGGGTCGCCGCGGTGGCGGGCACGAACGAGGGCGGCCTGCCGTCGCTGTTCATCGCCGACGAGCTGCACGAATGGGGCGACCAGGGGTCGCGTAAGGCCCGCGTCCATACCGTCATCGGCAAGTCGACGAAGAAACGCAAGACGCCTCGCGGCGCCGGCCGCCGGCTGAACCTGTCGACGGCGGGTTTCGACAAGGACCATTCGCTGCTCGGTGCGATGTACAAGCTCGGCAAGGAAGCCGACCGCGACCCGCAGCTCGCCCCCCGGTTCCTGTTCGACTGGCATGAGGCACCCGACGGCCTGGACTACGAAGAGCGCACCGATCGGGAGGCAGCTGTTCGGGCAGCGTCCGGAGCGGCCGACGTGCTGTGGTCGGTACGTGACCGGGTGAACGAGTGGGGCAAGCCCGGCATGCAGCGCCACGAGTGGCTGCGCTACTACGCGAACCGGTGGGTCGACCTCACCGAGGAATCCTGGCTGGCCGACCATCCCGGAGCCTGGGCCGCCTGCCGGGGCGAGTGGACGTCCGAGGAAAGCAACCCGTTCGTCGTGGTCGTCGACATGGCGCTCAAGCACGACTCGGTTGCGGTCAGCCGGATCGAGCAACTGCCCGACGACCGGTTCGCCATCACGTCACGGATCTGGCGGCCTGAGTCGGGGCCGGTCGACCACCTCGACGTCTTCAAGTACGTCAGGTCGCAGGCGCGCGGCTCCGGCTTCCGGGGTGTCGTGTATGACCCGCGGTTCTTCGAGCTGCCCGGCCGGCTGCTCGAGGACGAAGGCATTCTGACGATCCAGTTCGACCAGTCGCCGCAGCGTATGGCCCCGGCGTGCGGTCTGGCTTTCGACCTGATCATCGAGTCCCGGATCGTGCACGACGGCGACGAGGAGCTCGGCGCGCACGTCAAGGCAGCGGTGAAGCGGGAGCAGGAGCGCGGTTTCACGCTCTCGAAGGGCAAGTCCAAGCGGCACATCGACGCCGCCATCACCTTGTGCATGGGCGTCTGGATCCTGAGCGCCGTCGAACCCGAGCCGGAGGTGGAGCCGTGGGTGATGTACGGGTGAGCCGCTGGTCGCGCCTGTGGCGGACCCTGCGCGGCTCGCAGGCGGTCGTGGCCCGGTCGGAAGGACCGCTCGACCCGGCCGACTACTGGTTCAACTACGGCGGCTACGCCTACTACGGCACCCCCAGCTCCGGAAATCCCCGCCAAGAGACGATCGAGGCCGACTTCGGCGGGCTGGTGGCGCAGGCCTACAAGCAGAACTCTGTCATCTTCGCCTGCGAGCGAGCCCGCCTGTCGGTGTTCTCCGAGGCCCGGTTCCAGTTCCGGCAGGTCCGCGGCGGCCGGTTGGGCGACTACTTCGGCACCCAGGATCTGGCGTTGCTGGAGCGGCCGTGGACGAACGGCACGACCGGGGACCTGCTGACCCGGATGCTGCAGGACGCGGACTTTGCTGGCAACGCCTACCTCACCCGCCGCGGTGACGTGCTGCGGCGGATGCGGCCGGACTGGGTGACGATCGTGATGGGTTCCTACGAGAGCCCCGACATCACGCCCGCCGACCTCGACGCCGAGCTGCTCGCCTACGTTTACTGGCCTGGCGGGCACCTGTCGAACCGGGACCCGGTCGTGCTGATGCCGGACGAGGTGGCGCACTTCGCGCCGACCCCGGATCCTGTCGCCCACTACCGGGGCATGTCGTGGCTGACGCCGGTCATCCGGGAGATCCAGGCCGATGGCGCGGCGACGGAGCACAAGCTCGCGTTCTTCCGTAACGGCGCCACCCCGCAGATCGTGGTGTCGCTGGACAAGGACGTGAAGGAAGAGGCCTTCGAGCGGTTCGTCCGCAAGATGAACTCCGCCCACCAGGGCACCCAGAATGCCTACCGCACCATCTACCTCGGCGCCGGCGCGGACGTGACCGTGGTGGGCGCCGACCTCAAGCAACTCGACTTCAAGACGACGCAGGGCGCCGGTGAGACCCGCATCGCCGCGGCCGCCGGCGTGCACCCGACGATCGTCGGCCTGTCCGAGGGCATGCAGGGCAGCTCGCTGAACGCCGGGAACTTCGGGCAGGCGCGCCGCCTGTTCGCCGAAGGCACCCTGTCGACGCTGTGGCGTAACGCGGCCGCGTCGATGTCCACGCTGGTGCCGCCGCCGCCGGGATCAGAGCTCGCGTGCGACACCCGCGACGTGCCGTTCCTGCGCGAGGACCAGAAAGACGCGGCCGAGATCCAGCAGGTCAAGGCGCAAACCATCCGGTCTTTCATCGACGCAGGTTTCGTGCCGGACTCGGTGGTGGCCGCGGTGGACGCCGACGACCGTTCGCTGCTGGTCCACTCGGGCCTCTACAGCGTGCAGCTTCAACCACTCGGCATGGAACAGCCCACCAGTACGGACGCAACGACCCGGCCCCCGTTGAACGGCTCGCCGCTGCCGGCGCGAATCAGGTAGAGGAGCGGACAGTGGCGCCAAACCCGAACGATCTGCCCACGCCGGAATTCATCACCCGCGCGACGACGCTGGATGACCTGGCGATCCGGTCCGGGCGTGTGACCTGCGAGACCTGCGGGCAGGATGCGACCGGCCGGATCGTGGACGCCTACGCGGCCGTATTCGGCGAGCCCGCCGAGATCAACGACGCGAGCGGCCATTACATCGAGGACCTGGACCCGGCGGCGTTCAACCGCAGGCTGGATCACCTGTCCCGGTCGAGGACCGGCCTGCGTGACGTAGGCGTGTTCTTCAACCACGCGAAGACCCTCTACGACACGCCGTCGGAGCAGTTCAGCATTCCCGTCGGGCACCCGGCGGCGATCCGCGTCGACGGGCACGGGCTGATGACCAGCACCCACTACACCCGCAACGGCGACGCGATCTTGCAGGGCATCAAGGATTCCGATTTCACCGGCCACAGCTTCACCGGCCGGATCGTGCGCCGCGATCCCACTCGGGTCCCCCGGGCCAGTCGCGGCGGTGACCTGCCCCGGGTCCGGCTGCTCGAGCTCGGCCTGACCGAATACGGCCCGACACCGCTCCCCGCATACAACGGCGCCCAGTTGGTGGGTGTTCGCTCGCAGTTCTTCCCGGCCCAGCACTCCACCGGACTCGCTGAGGCCGCACCCCCACTCCCGCCATCGGGACCCGGGGCCGAGGACTCGCACATCAGTGCACTCCGGTCGGCAGAGATCCGCCACGCGCAGGCCATCCGTCGCGCGCGGCTCTTCGCTGTAGGAGCGCGAAATGCCGACCAAGCCCACTCGGCTTGACGAGATCAACGAGCGTCAGTCCGTCATCAAGCAGGAGCTGGACGCGGTCCAGAAGCTCCCCGAGCCCGACGGCGACGAAGCCCAGCGGGCGCAGTCCCTGGAGGACCGGGGCAAACTCACCGACGACCTCCTCGACGAGTTCGACACCCTGGAGAAGGAGGCCGGCCCGCTGCGCGAGCGCGAGGCCCGCCGGTCGAAGATCCTCTCGGCCGCCCACCAGAGCATGAACGCCGAGCAGGACGCCCAGCGCGGCTCCTACTGGGTGGCCGCCCCCGGTGACGCCGGCGGCCAGCGGGACAACTCCGTGCAGGTCCGCACCGGCGGCCCGTACCGCGATCCGTACCGCGACCTCGACGCCGTCCGCTCCCGGTCGATCTCCGACACCGACATGGTGTCCCGGGCCCGCAACGCGATCGAGCAGGCCCCGGACTGGGTGCCCGACGAGCACAAGCAGCAGGCCGACGACCTGGTCCGGCGGGCGTCCCGGATGAACCGGCCGCTGTTCGCGCAGCACCTGCTGCTGACCGGCAGTGAGCGGTACACCGAGGACTTCACCAAGTACATGCTGTCGCCGCTGGACAACGCACAGCGTGCCGCGCTGAGCCTGACCAACGCGAACGGCGGCTACCTGGTGCCGTTCACCCTCGACCCGACGATCATCCTGACCAACTCGGGCAGCGCGAACCCGTACCGGCAGGTGTCGAACGTCAAGAAGACTGCCACCAACACCTGGAACGGCGTCGCTTCGACCGGCATGAACGCGGCATGGCTGGCTGAGGCCGGCGTCGTCGCCGACGCAAGCCCGACGTTCTCCAACATCGTCATCACCCCGCAGAAGGCCAGCGCGTGGGTGTTCGGCTCGTACGAGATCCTCGAGGACTCCGACTTCGAGTCGGAGCTGCCCGGCCTGCTCGCCGACGCGAAGGACCGCCTCGAAGAGGCCGCGTTCGCCACCGGCACCGGCTCCGGCCAGCCGAAGGGCATCATCACCGCCGCGACTACCGTCTACACCACCGCGGACACCACCGGCCACACCATCGCCGTCGCCGACGTCTACGGCATCCAGGCGGCGCTGCCGGCCCGGTTCCGCCGCAACGCCTCCTGGGTCGCGTCGATCTCCGCGATCAACCGGTTCCGGCAGCTCGACACGGCGGGCGGCTCGTCCTACTGGACGAACCTCGGCCAGGGCCAGCCGGAGCGGCTGCTCGGCGGCGGCATCTTCGAGTCCACCACCGTCGCGGCCTACACCGCCGCGGCGGCCGGGCAGCTCGTCGCCGCGTACGGCGACTTCCAGCAGTACGCGATCGTCGACCGTATCGGCATGAGCGTGATGTACGAGCCGATGGTGAAGGACACGTCGACCGGCCGGCCTACAGGCCAGGGCGGATGGTTCGCCTTCTGGCGCGTCGGTGCTGATGCGCTGGTGCCCGGCGCCTTCCGGGTGCTCAAGACCGGCTGACATGCAGGTCTGACCTGTGGGGAGTTGAGCATGGACCGCGTTGTCATCGGCTACGTGCATCCGGGCGTCGTGCGGGCCGAGTTCATGCGGTCCATGCTTAACACCGTCACCGCGAACCGCGACACCGTCGAGGCGGTCATCTCGGTTCAGTCGGGGCCACTGCTGGCCACGGCCCGCAACGACCTCGTGCAGATGTTCCTCGCCGACCACCGCGCCGCGTGGCTGTGGATGGTCGACACGGACATGGTCTTCACCCCCGAAGCCGTGACCCGGCTCATCCAGGCCGCCGACCCGGACAAGCGGCCAATCATGGGCGGGCTGTGCTTCTCCGACGGCCCGGACGGTCCCGAGCCGGTGCTGTACGACCTGAGCGAGGCCGCCGGCGGCGGTGTGGCGTTCGGGAAGTACACGGTGTGGCCGGAGGGCGATGTGATGCCTGTCGGCGGCACCGGGGCGGCCTGCCTGCTCGTTCACCGCTCGGTCTACAAGAAGATCCGGGCTGGCTGGGCGCCGGGGAAGTCGGACCCGGTGTTTCCGTGGTTCCGCGAGTCGAGCATCGCCGGGCGGCGCGCGCTGGGTGAGGATCTGACGTTCTGCCTGCGGGCTCAGTCCGCGGGTATCCCCATCCACGTGCACACCGGCGTGCAGGTGGGCCACATGAAGACGCACATGCTAGGCAAGGTGTCATGAGCCCCACCGACATCGAGCCAGCACAGACCGACCCCCAGGTGTCGCGCAAGAACCGCGCGAAGATCCTGAACCAGGCGAAACCCGAATGGGTCATGCTTGGACTCCAGTGGCCAGGCCCGGGCGTCCTGTTGATGGCAAGCCAGACCCTGACGTCCGCCGAGCTGGACTTCCGCGCCAAGAAATACGAGTTCGACTCGTGGGAGCAGTTCATGGCCGGTTTCCACCCAGAACTGAGCCTGTCGGTGCACATGCACACCGACTACCTCTTCGTCGCCGGTCCGGACTACGCGACCTGCCTGCAAGCCCTGCTGGCCGAGTGGTCGCCGGACGAGCCGCGCCCAGCCCTGGAGGGCGCGCCTTGAGCCTGCCCGAGTCAACCTTCACCCTCGCCCGACCCGACTGCCCGCACCCGGACCGCTGGCACGCCACTGACGCCTACGCCACAGAGGACGAGGTAACAGTCCTGGTCGCCGCGATGGTGACCGCGCTGCGACCGGATTACGTGGTGGAGACGGGAACGCACATCGGTAACACCGCCGAGGCGATCGGCCGGGCGCTGCAGGCCGCCGGGAACGGCCGGCTTGCGACGTTGGAGATCGACCCCGTACTGGCCGCTTCCGCGAGGGATCGTCTGGTCGGGCTGCCGGTGGATGTCGTCCTGGCGTCGTCGGGCTCGTGGCGTCCGGAGCTGCCGGTGGACTTCGCCTGGTTCGACTGCGATGCCCATCGCCGGCAGGACGCGTTCCGCAATCTGCTGCCGTACATGCACGCCCGCACCGTGGTGGGGTTCCATGACACCGGCCCGCAGCATCCGGTCCGGGGCTACCTGGATGAGCTGGTGGCGGGCGGGGTATTGGAACATCCGTTGTACCTGCCGACCCCGCGCGGGGTCTGTTTCGCACGAGTGGGGAGCCTGTGATGGTAGCTGTCGATAGTCGCCCGGACGCCGGTGGCAATTACGACCAGTCGGACGACGGCCGCGACGAGCACGGGCGCCTGCCGGAACCGCTGGATGCGAGCCGTGATGTCGGCGAGGCCATTCGCCTGCCCGGCATGCCCGCGTCCCAGCCGCCGGGTACGGGGCCGGTCGTCTCGTCGCCCGCTGCAGCACCAGTCATCGAGCCGGATGCGCCGAAGGATACGGAGAAGGGTGCGGCCAAGCCCGGCCCGGGCTTGACGACGAAGAACACCCCGGCCCGCCCGGCGAAATGACCGACGTCGACCCGGCCGACCTGGACCGCTGGGACGAAGCCGACCGGCTGTGCCCGAACACCATCGAGGTGTCGGTGATGGGCAGCAGCCCACAGCTCGTGCCCTGTGAGAACGACGCGGGGCACGAGCCGCCCTGCACGGTGACTCTCACCTGGACCGAGATTCAGGCGTAACGCCCACGATCGGAGATGGACATGACCTACCCCGCGACCGACCACGGGCCCGACGTCCCGGCCGGCGGCATCGACACCGACGGCCTGATGCTGTCACCGTCGAACCACGGCGCGCAGGGCCCCGGCGTCGACTACGGCACCCCGGCCCAGTACGTGGGGCCGGCCGTCCCGGATCAGCCGGCACTGGTGAACCCGTCCGCCGGAACGCAGGGCCCCACCGAGATGGGCATGGCTGACGTCAATCCGCAGGGCCCCGCCCCGCGTCCGGGTTCGACCGGACCGTCCTCCCGTCCCGGCGGCGTCTACCCGGACACCACGGTCGGCTGACGCTCTACCTGCTTCACAACTTCACATCGTTGCCGGTTCGACGGCTGACAGGAGGTCGGGCCGGTGACGATGTATGCCACGCCATCTGACTTGGCCGGGTATCTGCAGCAGGACGTCGACACGTTCACCGCAACGCTGGCGCTGACCAAGGTCTCGCAGCTGTTCGACACGCGAGCCCGGACCCACTGGGGCGGCACCCTCTCGACCACCTACTCGAAGCCCGGCTACGGGCAGATCGAACTTGTGATGCCGCTCGGCCCGCTCGTGGCGGTTTCGGCGGTGCGAGTCGCCGGCGTGACGCTCACCGCGGGCGTCGACTACACGGTGATCGAGCAGTCCGTGTACAGGCGTTCCGGCTTCGGGATCCCGTGGCGTTTCCCGCCCGACCTGGTCGAGGTCGACTACACGTACGGCTATCCCGGCACCGTCCCCGACGACGTCGCCGCGGTGATCCTCGAATCGGCCGCAGCCGCCTACTCCAATCCGCAGGCCGTTTCCCGCGAGCAGATCGACGACTACGCCGTCTCCTACGGCTCCGGCGCCGCGACCTCCGGCGGGCTGGGCCTGACCCAGGCGGCGCGCGATCTCGCCGATTTCTACGCCGGGCCCGTCGCGGCCTGACCGTTCATCGCCTGACCCGGAACGCGCGGAAGGCGACTCCTCTCACCTTCACGCGAACGGGGATACCCCATGGCCGGACGCGCCCTGACAGGCCAGAACGTCCAAGACAAAGCAGCCACCTGCGTCGAGCAGGTCTGGTTCGCGCTCGACGCGTGCAACCAGATGTACCGGTGGTTCACGGACGCCACGCACACCGACACGTACCTGAACAACCTCGGCATCAGTGGCACCGCGGCGGGCGCGGGCACGGACGTGAAGCTGCTGCGTGACTCCATCTCGGACCTCGGGAGCACCACCAACGGTCTCTGGGCCGTCGCTCACGGCCTGTTCGTGCCCGGCGGGACGAACAACTTCTTCTTCAACGCGAAAGCCCTGACCGGGGTCACCTACACCGGTTAACAGCTCCGTGGCCCGAAGCGGCCAACCAACCATCGAAAGGCACAAGCATGGCCCGCTACGGCGCTTCGATCCTGTCCCAGGCCGCGCAGCTTTCCGGCGTCAACGCGACCACGACCGTCAACGGCTACATGGGCTACTGGGGTGGCAGCGCGACCTCCGGTTTCCGGCTGCGTCGCCTTCAGCTCGGTGTGATCGCGGGCGCGTCGGTGCCGACGTCGCAGCAGATCTCTGTCGGCGTCTACCGGCAGACGGTCGCCCCGGCGGGCACCGGCATTGCGGCCGCGGTCGCGGGTCAGCCGTACGAGACGTGGACGCCGCAGACCGACCCGACGGCGGGGATCTTCGCGATCACCGCGACCACGATCGGCACGACCGGCCCGACGCTGGCGACGAACCCGATCGCGGTCATCCCGTTCAACACCCAGTCCACTTTGGATCTCCCTTACGAGTTCACGGAGGAGATCGTCAGTGCCATCGGCACGGCCAACGGCATCGCCTTCGTGAACATCGGCAACACCCTGCCCGCCTCGCACCAGATCCGTCTCAACGTCGAGATCGAGGTGTAAAGCCGTGGGGCAATCCGCCTTCAACTCGCTTCCGCTTCCGGTGCAGTACTTCGCGGCCCCGATCCGCTCGGACGGGGCGCTGCTGGTCGCCGACGACTTGAAGAGGCGTGTGCGGCCGCCCAGCGGTCGCTTCCTGGTCTACGCCGCGCATTGTTCTGGTGATTTCTTCGATACGCGGGAAGAGGCGGCGTGCGGCATGCGGGGCGGCCGACGTCGCAAGGCCGAGGCCTGATCACTCCTCGTTGAGAGGTTCGGGCTGTGTCACGCAACTTCGATCTCGCGTCCGGCCCGAACTACTCGGTCAACTCGGTCGGCTCGTGCGGGGCGGTCGGCAACGGCGCCTACACGATCATCTGCCTGTTCAACATCAACTCGGGCAACAACAGCTCGGGCCTGATCTCGTTCCTGACGTCAGGCATCAACGCTGAGCTGATCGTCGACGCGAACCAGCTGTTCGGGGCGGGTGACTTCGGCGGCGGCCAGACCGGTGTCACCGTCAGCACATGGTGGTGGGCGGCGGTCCGCAAAGCCGCCGGAACGAACGTCTACCGGTACTCGCTCCGGCAGTACAACACCGGCTCGACCACCCACCAGAACAGCGCCTCCACGTTCGCCGACTCCGGGGTCACGAACACGTCCATCCGGCTCGGCGACGGCGACGACCGCGGCAACGCCCTGATCGCCGTCTGGGCCGCCTGGACAAGCAACCTGTCCGACAGCGCTGTTGCCGGGATGTTCACCACCGCGGCGGCCGACGTCGCGGCCCAATCACCGCAAGGACTGTGGCTGGGCAACCAGCTGTCCGGCTCGGACCCGATCAACGACTCGATCGGCACCGCCAACCAGACCTCGGTCAACGGGTCGATCGGCGTCGGCAGCGACCCGCCCTCGTACAACTACTCGCTGAGCAGTTCAGGCCCCGCGTTCCCGCCGAACCTGGAGCAGCGCCGCCGGCTACTGGTCGCGCCGCGGCAGGTCCGCGGTGGTGGCCGGATCTCCTCGCCGGTCCGGGCGCAGGTGAACCCGCCGTTCCCGCTGAACGGTATCCATCAGCCCCGCCAGTTGCGCGGCAAGCTCGCGCGCCGGGGCGAGTGCTGGATGCCGATTCCGGCGCAGGTGGTTGTCGCGGCCGTGCCATATCCGCCGCAGCCGGAGCGGGAACGGATCAAGATCCTGCGCGCGTTCCGGGGCCGGATGTCCGCGCCGCCCCTGGATCAGGCCCCGGCTCCGCCGCCGGTTCACGCCCGGGCGAAGAGCTTCCGAGCCCGGGCGCGCATGGAGGCCGTGTCCCCGGTCCCGGCGCAGGTGGTCGTGAACGCGCCGCCGTACCCGCCGCAGAGTGTCCGGACCCGGTTGCGTGGGCTGCGGCTGTTCCGGCCGCACCTCGCCGCGCCAGTGCCGTCTCAGGTGGTCGTGGCGCCGCCGTCGTACACGCCGCTCGCGGTGCGCACCCGGCTGAAGTTCGCGCGCATCTTCCGGGCCCGGACTGCCGCCCCGGTCCCTGACCAGCTCATCGCCCCGCCCGCCCCGCACCCGCGGCCGCGGGGGATCGCGCCGCGGCGTGGCCATGCGGCGATGCCCGCACCACCGCAGACCGTCGTCGCGCCGCCCGCCTACCCGCCGCGCCCGGTCCGGTCCCGACTCAAGGGGTTGCGGCAGTCCCGCGGCCGCGAGGCGGCCATGCCGGTCCCCCCGCAGATCGTCATTCCGCCGCCGCCGTACGCGCCGGTGTTCGCGCGGCTGAAGAAGAAGCTCGTCGGCCTGTTCCGGCCGAGCGTGGCCACACCGCTCGCCGCGGTCTGCGACTGCACGACGCACCGCCCGAACCTGGGCACCACATCCCGGCCCGGCTCCGGAATCACCGCACGGCCCAATAGCGGCACGACGAGCAGGCCCTGCTCCTGCGGCAACGACTGAGGAGGCACCATGTCCCGCGCCTCCGTCCTCGCCCGCGGCCGAGCCGCAGCCGAAGCCGGCATGGCGGACGCGTGCACGATCCGGCGGCGCAACGGTGGCACGACGGACCCGGTCACCGGCTACCCGACACAGCCCTACACGCAGCTGTACGCGGGGAAGTGCCGGGTCCAGCAGATCACCGGCACCGCCCGCCCGCATGACGTCGGTGAGGACTACATCCTCGAACTGCGCATCGACGTCCAGCTCCCGGTGGCCGGGAGCGAGGGACTGAGGGTGGGTGACGAGGTGCTGATCACCGCCGCGGTCAATGACGCGGATCTGGTCGGCCGGTCGTTCCTGGTGCACGACCTAGCCCACAAATCGGAGGCGACGGCCCGGCGGGTGTCGTGCACGGAGAAGACGGGGTCCTGATGGGCATCGAGTTCGACACGCACGAGATCACCGTCCTCGCCGACGCGATCACCAAGGCGTCCCGGGTGGCGCCCGCCGACGCGGCGAAGGTCGTGTTCGTCGGCGCGATCAACATCAAGAAGGACGCCGCCCGCCGGATCCGCGGGCACAAGCGGCTGCGAAAGCTGCCCTGGTCGATCGACTTCGACACCTATCGCAGCCTCAAAGGACCGGCGGCCGAGATCGGCCCGAACCATGCCAAGGGCCAAGGCGCGCTCGGCAACGTCGCCGAATACGGCACGGTCAACAACCCGCCGATCCCGTTCATGCGGCCGGCTGCCGACGCCGAGCAGCCGCGGTTCGAGAAGGCGATGGAAGACCTGGCCGTGAAGGCGCTGGGGCTGGGATGAGCTGGCCGATTCAGGACCACTGCGACGCATTCCTGACGCTGCTTCGCGCTGCTTCCGGGTCGCCGTCGCTGGCGGTCTACGACGGCAAGGTCCCTGACAATGCGGAGCCCGCGTACGCGCTGGTCTACTTCTCGATCGAGACACCCGACGGGCTCACCGCGCCGGAATGGCTGTCGCTGACGCTGACCAGCACGGTCATCAACGCCCGGGCCATCGTGCACTGCGTCGGCGCCGACCCGGAAGGCGCCAAGGCGGCGCGGGCGGTGGCAGGCCGGGTGCGTGCCGCGGTACTGGATCAGACGCTGACGGTGGCGGGCTATTCGTGCAACCCGGTCCGCTGGATCGAGGGGCAGCCGCCGCAGCGCAACGAAGAGGTCCCCGGCGTGGCGGTCTTCGACCAGGTCGATGTGTACGGGTGGACCGCGACCTCAAGCTAGCGCCGGGAAGCGGCGACTGCGGTCAGGATCGCGAAGACGACCAGGCCGGCGGCGATCGGCAGGACCGCGCCGTGGAAGACGAGCCAGGTCAGGAACGCGGCCACGACCGCCCACATCACTCGGTTACCGACGCTGGACAGCCGCCAGCGGGATTCAGCGCTCGTCGATGCCATGCCGCCGATGGTACGGCCCGCGTGCACGAGATCACTGTCCGCTGTTCGGCGGAGCTCCTATCCGACATTTCCCACTTAGGGGGTGCGGCGCATGGCGCTGCTCACCGCCGTGTCCGTCCTCCCGACGGCCACGACCGTAACCGGGGCCGCCGTGTCGGCCTCGGACACCATCGCCGCGGCCGACGTGGGCGTGAACGGCTGCCTCCTCAACGTCAACAACGGCTCCGGCGGCTCGATCAACGTCACCCTGCTGGACCCCGGGACAACTGACGTCGGCAACGCCGGCACGACGGTCGCCCAGGCGGTGGCGAACGGCACGGACCGCTGGTTCCGGATCACCCCGCTGCACGTCAACCCGGCCACGGGCGTCGCGACGGTGACCTACTCCGGCACCACGACCGTCACGTACAAGCTCATCCGGACCTGAGGGGCATCGATGACCGATAAGAAGTTCTGGATCGCCGACGCCGAGGGCCGTAAGGCGTGCGTGGCCACCGAGGCGGACCGCGACGAGTGGGTGAAAGTCCGCGGCTGGGTGGAGACGAGCGAACCGGTCGACGGCGAGTTCCAGGCCATCCGCAACGTCGACCACGGCGGCGTCGGCTTCATGACCCACGCGGCGGTCGCCCTGCACGCCGGCCTCGGCTGGGTGCCGTCCGGCCCGCCCGGTTACGTCGAGCCCGAGTCGACCCCGGCCAAGAGTTCCTCGTCCAAGTCCGCCAGCAGCGGCGACAAGAAGGAGTAGAGATGGCTGACGTCGTTGCCGATGGCAAAACGAGGGTCTACTGGGTGACCACCATCGCGAGCCAGGCAGCCCCGACCACGACCGAGCTGAACGCGGGTATCGACCTGACGTCGACCCTGACCGCGGACGGCCTGAACGGCTTCCAGCCGGACACGGCGGCGGTCGACACCAGCTCGCTGGCGAGCACGTTCACGTCGAACGTCAACGGCCGGACCAGCTTCAGCTCGACGAAGCTGCGGCTGAAGAAGCAGGCGTCCGGCGACACGATCTTCACCACGTTGGTGCGCGACACCGCGGGCTTCGTGGTGATCCGCCGGTCGATCACCCAGTCGACTGCGTGGGCGTCGTCGCAGGCGATCGAGGTGTACCCGGCGCTGATCGGCGAGGTGGCCCGCATGGACCCGGAGCCGAACACGGTCGAGCGGTACGAGCTGCCTATCATGATCACCGGCGGTACCTCGGGTACCGGCCCGTCGCTGCGCGCCGCCGTCGCGTAGTCCGCACCCTTCCAGCCGCCGCCTCTCGGGGCGGTTTTTTCGTGCCCGGCCGCCGCTCCCGAACCGGTGGCCGGGCACTCAGTTCGGGACGTTCGGGTAGGAGAACCGTGAAAGCGATCATTGTCGACAGCAGCATGCCGGAGCTTGACGGAGTCCGCGAAGAACTAGTCGACTGGGCCCGCAGCCTGGGCGCAAATGTGAAGAAGGCAACCTCGCTGTTCATCCTGGCGCAGGACGATCGCGGCGGCTGGCAGGCGCATTTCAGCATCAAGCGCGGACCCGAAGGCAACCCCGACGGACCCGACCTGATAGTCCCTGGCGCGAACCGCGTCCAGGTCGACTACGGATGCACTGTCATCGACGTCGAGCAGGCATCATGGCCGAGCTGGTTTCCCGCTGCCGACGACGTGCCGGACCTTCCCGTATCGGCACTGCTGGAAGTTCTCGATGTCGCCAAGGCTGCCAACCTCGAGCTGAGGTTCAACCTTCGAGGTCGCGATCGGCTCGGGTGGTGACCGTGAGCGGCAAGGGCACGCTGAAGAACTTCAAGGAGATGCTCGGCACCGCCCGCCTACCGGAGCGCACCGTCGAGATCTGCCTCCGCGGCGACCTGGTCGCCGAGCACCAGCAGGCCGAACGTGAGCTGGAACGCGCCAAGAAGGCCGCCGGCAACAGCCTCGCCGGCGACGGCTCCGGCGATCTCGCCGAACGCATTCAGGCCCTCGAAGCCGAGATGCAGGAAAGCGTCTACACGTTCCGGCTGCGAGGCCTGCCGAGCCCGGACTTCCGCGCGTTCAAGGCCGAGCACCCGATCCGCATCGACGACGGGGAACCGGACAAGCAGGACGCCGTCTTCGGGTTCAACGTCGAGAAGGGCTTCGAGCCGCTGACCCGGATGTGCCTCGTCGACCCGGAGCTCGACGACGAGACCTGGGCGCAGCTGCTGGCCAAGCTCACCGAGAACCAGTTCGAGGAGCTGGCGGCCTGCGCCTGGGTCCTCAACCGCGGGGACGTGGACATCCCTTTCTCGTCGACCGCCTTCGAGTTGATGCGGGCTTCCGCCGCCGAGTAGAGGTAGCCGATCGGCTAGGTATTCCACCGTCGCGCCTCGACGGCCGCGAGCCGCTCGAGGTCACCGAGCACGAGTACGAGCGCGGCCGGTTGGTCAGGTCGGTGACGACCCGGGAGTCGCTCTGGACCGAACAGGACCGGGCCGAGCTCATCGCGCTGGCGATCCACCGCGAGGGGCTGTGCCCGAAGTGCAGCCGGCCGCTCGAGGTGTGCACCTCCGACGAGGGCGCGCCGGGGTCGCCGCAGTTCGAAGTCAGTCAGTCCACGTGCCGCGCCACGCGCGCGATCGCCGAGACCGTCAACGGCCTGACCGATGACGGCAAGAAGCCACTCCGTTACGCCGAGGCCCGCCTGTTCGGCACCACGATCCGGAAGAGGTGAACCGTGGCTCTTCGGACTGTCGGGGTCCGGCTTACCGCGGACATCTCGCAGTACACGTCCGCGCTCGGTCGTGCTGGTGCCGCAACGAAGGACTTCCAGGGCAAGCTCGACAAGGCGGCTCAGAGCGGCAAGCTCGACAAGGTCGCCGACGCCGCGGGAATCGCCGGTATCGGCCTGGCTGGCCTGGGGGTCGGCGCGGTCAAGATGGCGGCCGACTTCGACAAGGCCATGTCCGGCGTCCATGCCGCGATCCTCGGCTCCGGCGGCACCGTCAAGGATCTCAATGCGTTGCGCCAGGCTGCCCTACAGGCAGGCAAGGAAACGTCGTTCTCCGCCACGCAAGCCGCCGACGGGATCACCGAGCTGTCCAAGGCGGGCGTGTCCACCGCGGACGTGCTCAACGGCGGCCTGAAGGGCGCGCTCGATCTCGCGGCCGCCGGTCAGCTGTCGGTCGGCGAGGCGGCCGAGACCGCGGCCAGCGCCATGACGCAGTTCAAGCTGTCCGGCTCGCAGGTTCCGCACATCGCCGACCTGCTCGCCGCCGGCGCGGGCAAGGCCCAGGGCTCCGTGCACGACATGGGCGCGGCGCTGAACCAGTCCGGCTTGGTCGCCGCGCAGTTCGGGCTGTCGATCGAGGACACCACGGGCGTGCTGGCCGAGTTCGCCTCCGCCGGCCTGCTCGGCAGCGACGCGGGCACGTCGTTCAAGACGATGCTGCTCGCGTTGGCGAATCCGTCGAAGCAGTCCCGCGACCTGATGACCGAGCTCGGGATCTCCTTCTACGACGCGCAGGGCAAGTTCGTGGGCGTCTCCGGCGCGGCGCAGATCCTGCAGACCCGGCTGAAGGGCCTGACCGTCGAGCAGCGCAACCAGGCGCTGGGCCAGATCTTCGGCAACGACGCGATCCGGGCCGCCTCGATCCTGTATACCGACGGCGCGGCGGGCGTCCAGAAGTGGAAGAACGCCGTCAATGACTCCGGCTACGCCGCCAAGACGGCCCAGATCCAGACCGACAACCTCGCCGGGGACATCGAACGCTTGAAAGGCTCGATCGAGACCCTCGCGATCCAGTCCGGATCGGGCGCGAACGGCGGCCTGCGCGAACTGGTGAAGATCCTCGACCACCTCATCGGCACGTTCTCCTCGTTGCCGCCGTTCGTCGGCAGCACCATCACCGTTCTGGCAGGCCTGTCCGGCGCCGCGCTGATCCTCGGCGCGGGCTGGCTGAAGCTGCGCAAAACCACCGCCGAACTGCGCGTGGAGCTCGACGCCCTCGGCCCATCCGCGGCCCGGGCCACCGCGGGCATGAGCCGCCTCGCGGGAGCGGCCGGGAAGGTCAGCCTCGTCTTCGCTGCCCTGCAGGTCGCCGGCGAGGTGATCGGGCACTTCCAGAAAGACCTGAACCCGCAACTCGACGCGCTGGCCGTTGGCCTGCAGAAGTACGCGGAGACCGGGAAGACCGCGGGTGAGACGTCGCGGGTGCTCGGCAACGACATGGGCAACCTCAAGAAGACGTTCGACCTGGTCGCCGATACCGGTGCGAAAAGCACCTGGGCCCGCAACATCCAGGGTGGCCTGGAATCGTTCGTTCCGGGGCTCAAGGGTGCAAACGACTCGCTCACCCAGACGAGGGAGCGGATTGGCGCTGTCGACGCGGCGCTGGCGCAGATGGTGTCCAGCGGCAACGCCTCCGGAGCGAGCCAGGCATTCCAGGCGCTCGCCTCCCAGCTTGCCACCGGCAAGGTGTCGATGGAGGAGTTCCGCAAGCAGTTCCCGCAGTATGCGGCGGCTGTCGAGTCTGCCGGTGGCGCCACGAAGTCCACGACCGGCAACCTTGGCGATCTGAACTCCGCCCTCGACAAGGGCGCGGCCGCACAGGACAAGTACAAGACAGCCGCCGATGTCGCCGCAGGGGCCGCCCGTGGTGAGCGTGAGGCCCTCGGTGCGCTGTTCTCGACGCTGAAGGCCGAAACCGACCCGGTCTTCGCGCTGATCGAGGCGCAGAAGAAGCTCAAGGATGCGCAGAAGGCCTACACCGCGGCGGTGAAGGCGCACGGCGCCAAGAGTGACGAAGCCCGGGCCGCTGACCTCGATCTCGCTGCGGCGGCGCTGGGGCTGGAGGGCGCGGTCGGGAGTCTGAGCAGCACCTTTAACGGCAAGCTCGACCCCGCGTTCGTGGCGACGCTGCATGCCGCCGGGCTGACCAAAACGCAGATCGCGCAAGTCGAGCAGCAGTTCAAGACCGCGAAGACGGCAGCCACCCAATTCGCCGGCAAGTACGCGGCCGATGCGTCAGCGCCGGGTGCCACGACCGCGAAGAAGCAGCTCGACCTGGCGTATACGGCCGCGAACCACTTCGCGGGCCCATACAAGGCGAACGTCTCGGTCACCGGATACTCGGACGCCCTCGGCAAGCTGAACCGCCTGTCGGTGTACCAGCAGGCGCTCAAGACCGGGAAGATCCCGGCCGGATTCAACGGGCCCATCAAGGGCCCGGACGGTAAGTACTACGCCGACGGCGGCCAGGTCGGCGGATGGTCGCCGCACTCGCGGGCGGACAACATCCCCGCCTGGCTGACTGCGAACGAATGGGTCCACCCGGTCGACTCGGTGAAGTACTACGGCCCCCAGGTCATGCGCGCGATCCAGCACCGCAAGGTGCCCCGGGAAGTGCTTGCCGGGTTCGCCTCCGGCGAGCTCGGCAAGCTGGGTGACCTCCCGCTCGGCCTCGCTAGTGGCGGACAGGTCGTCTGGCCGTTCCCGACCACGGCGTCCCGGACCCGGATCCCGTCGAGGGCCGAGGTGGAGTCGAAGATTCCCGGAGGTTCGGCCGGGGCTTTCCTGCACGCTCAGGACGGCAAGCCGTACGTGTGGGCGTCGGCCGGGCCGGGAGGCTACGACTGCTCCGGCATCGCCAGCGCGGTGTATCTCCTGCTCCACGGCAAGAACCCATATCACCACATCTTCTCCACGGCGAGCCTGCCCGGTGGCTGGTTCCCGAAGCCGGGCATCGGCGGACCGCTCACAGTCGCCTGGTCGAACCAGGGCGAGGCGCCGGCGTCGTCGACGACCGGTCACATGATGGGCATGGCGGGCGGCCTCACCTTCGAGTCGACCGGCTCCCGCGGCGTGCACCTCGGCCGAACCACCCGCCGCCTGACCGATTTTGCCCACATCGCCCACTACGCGCAGGGCGGCCCGGTCGCACACACTGCGATGAAGTACGGCGGCATGATCACCGAGCCGGTCTTCGGTGTCGGCGCGTCCGGACGGACCTACAGCTTCGGCGAGAACTACCAGCGCGAGAAGGTCACCCCGATGTGGCAGAGCGCTGGCGGCGGTGGCGGCGGGGTGACGAACGTCAACCTGACGATCAACGCGGCGGTCGGCTCGCACCCGCGTGAGATCGGAGCCGAGGTCATCAACTATCTCGGCGCTTACCTGCAGGGCGGCGGCGAGCTTCGGGTGAACGGGCAGAAGGTGCTGTAGATGCCGCTGCCCACCATCCGGGTCTACGTCGGCTTCTCCACGCCGACGTCGGGCTCGTACTTCACGGTCGGGCATCCGACGCTCGGCCAGGTGGGCACGGTCAACCAGATCGGCCCGGACACGGTATGGACGGAGATCACCGACTACCTGCGCTCCTGGTCGTTCCGGATCGGCGCGACCAACGGTGACCAGCCGACCCTGCGGTATGACGCGGGCACCTGCTCGATCGTCCTCAACGACGACACCCGCCGCTTCGACCCGGACAACCTGGCCGGCCCGTACGTCGTGGCCGGGCAGACGCTGCTGACGCCGATGGTCCGGGTGCGGATCGTCGGCACCTGGGCGGGTATCGACTACCCGCTCTACTACGGCCTCGCCGACGACTGGAGGACCGACTACGACGGCCCGTTCTGGTCGACGTGCACCCTGACCGCGACGGACGCGTTCAAGGTCTTCAACGCGGAGAGCCGGACCGCTGTCGCCCCGGTCGGCGCCGGCGAGGACTCCGGCGCGCGGCTGAACCGGATCCTCGACGTCTACGGCTGGCCGTCGACGGACCGGGACATCTCGACCGGTGACACGACGCTGCAGGCGACGACGCTCGACGGCGGCATGCTGGGCGAGATGCAGGTCGTGCAGGACAGCGAGCAGGGCTCCATGTACATGGACCAGCAGGGCTGGGTCGTGGCCCGCAACCGCCGTTTCGTCCTCACCGACCCGCGGTCGACCACCAGCCAGGCCCTGTTCGGCGACGACCCGGCGGGCTACCTGGCCTCGGGTGAGCTCCCGTACGCGGACCTGACGACGACGACGCCCGACGAGACGCTGGTCAACTCGGTCGACGCCACCGCGGTCGGCGGCACCCTGCAACACGTCGAGGATTCGGCGTCGACCAGCCGGTACCTGCGCAAGACCCACACCCGGGACGACCTGCTGGTGCAGTCCGACGCGATCGCTCTGCAATGGGCGCAGTGGATCTTGTACCAGTTCGCGCAGCCGCGCCGGCGCTTCTCGAAGATCTCCTTCCGCCGCCCGGACCCGGGGCTTGAGGCGGTGGTCTGGCCGCTGCTGCTCGGTACGCGGTTCTCGGATCGGGTCACGGTGCGGCGGCGGCCGAAGGGCGGCGGCTCGGCGATCGAGAAGTCGTGTTTCATCCGGGGCATCGAGATGTCCTCGGAGGGAACAGCCTGGGATTCGGCGCTCGTGTTGCAGGACGCGGACCGGTATTCGTTCTTCACCGTCGGCGACCCGATCCTCGGCCGCGTCGGCATGAACGCGATCGCGTACTAGCGGGGCCCGGCATTTCGCGTAATCGCTGACATCCGGGCCCCTCGTCGCGAGCTGGATTCGAACCAGCATCCATGGCACCTGGCTCTGACCATGTCCGTCTGCCGTTTGCGGCACCGCGACCCCTTCACCTTACGACCGAGAGGCGGGCCGCTGCATGCGCGATCCCAGCGACTACGCGGGCAAAACCGTCCGGCTCCGGCCCGACGCCGCCGAGCTCGGCGGCCACCGCGCCGAGGTCGTCGACTGGTACGAGCGCACCGGCACCGGCGTGTCCTGGCACGACAACCCCAGCGACCCCCGCGCGCAGAACTACGCGATCCGCCGCGCCCTCGGCAACCTGCCCGACGACGACGACGTGCTCTTCGCCCGGGTCGACGGCATGGGCCAGCTGATCCACGTCACCGAGATCGAGGGATACATCGCCGCCGGCCCGAATCCGAACACCCCGGGGCCGCCTGATCAGCAGGCGATCGGCCAGCTGTGCCCGGGCTGCCACAGGCCGATCAAGCACGGCGACATGGTCGCGAAGATCGCGATCGGGCCGGGCCTTGACCCGGTCGCCCGGGCCGCGGCGAAGGCGGGGCAGACGGGCTGGCTGTGCGTCTACGTGGACGTGCATTGGGCCTGCCGGACCGGTGACGAGCAGTACGAGCAGGCGGAGGGCTGATGTACACCTTGCTGGTCACCGGTGATGTGCCGGGCGCGTCGACCTACTTCAACCCGTTGCTGCAGCAGACGATCGTGCCATGCACGTCGGGCACCAGACCCTCGAGCCCGCCGGCTGGCATGCACATCTACGAGACCGACACCCACAAGCTGCAGAAGTTCGACTTCGGCGCCTGGAAGCCCGTCACGTCGTCCCGTTCTTCCACCATCACGCCGACGCTGACGTCGACCGGCACATCGCCGACGCTGGGCAGCGGCAGCACGGCGACGGGCTTCTACACGTTCTTCCCGGACTCGATCGCCTACACCTTTTTCTTCAAGTTCGGGACGAGTGGCGTTGCGGCGGGCACCGGTAACTACCAGGTCTCCGTGCCGGTCACCGGAGCGGCGCCGTTCGGGTCTTCCCTGCACCCGGCCGTCGGCACCATCCAGCTCGCGGACAGTTCGTCCGGCGCCTTCTCGACCGGCAGCTGCTACCTCGACGCCTCCGCTGGTTCGTTTCTCGGCATGGTCACCAACTCCGGGATCGTCGGGGCCGCCGTCCCGTGGACGTGGGCGGCGTCCGACTACATCTCCGGCAGCATCGTCTACCCCGTCTAGGAGGGACGCGTGGCCCAATCCCCGGAATACCCAGACCTGAGGTGGATGCCGCCGAAGTCGTGGACTGACGCCAACCGCTCGAGCGTCCAGCTGGTCGTCATCCACACCACCGAGGGCGCAGCCAACGGCGACGCCGCCGAGAACGGCGCGTCCTACGACCAGCGCCGCACCGACGGCACCAGCACGCACTACTTCCACGACATTGACTCGACCATCCAGTGCGTCCGGACTGCCGACCAGGCCCACGCCGCCAGGGCGCAGGGCAACAAGCGCGGCATCCAGCACGAGCTGTGCACCCGAGCCGACTCGGCGAACTGGTCGGACGCCTACCATCAGGCGCTGCTGCGCCGTACCGCGAAGCAGGCCGCCCGGGATGCCAGGAAGTGGGGCATACCGGTCCGGCACCTCACCGTGGCGCAGGTCGCCGACGGCGTGAAGGGCTTCTGCGGGCACTGGGACATCACTCGGGCGTTCCCGCAGGACAACGGCACCCACACCGATCCCGGGGCGAACTTCCCGTGGACGCAGTTCCTGAACCTGGTGCGCGCCGAGCTCGGCGCGCCGCCCACCCCCGACCCGGAGGACGACATGCCCACCGCCGACGAGATCGCCACCGCCGTCGTCACCAAGCTGACCGACCTGGCCGCCTGGACCGACTCCCTGGGCGGACAGCACACGCCTGTCGGAGATGCCGTACTGAGGTCCGGCTACCCTTCCGCGCCGGGGGCGACACGAACCCCGGTGTGGACGAACCTGCAGGCGCTCCAGACCGATGTCACCGGTATCGCGTCCTCGGTGCAGGCGATCCGCACCGCACTGGCGCAGCCGGCCACGGTCGACGTGAACGCGCTCGCCGCCGCCCTGGCGCCGCTGCTGCCGAACGCCGCGGTGACGGCGGCCGAGCTGCAGGACGCGATCATCGGCGCGATGCGGATCCTGGTCAACCGGCCGGCCGCGTGACGTGAGTGAGCCCCGAGAAGCTGATTGGGTACGTCCGGGACGCGGGATGCGTGCTGGTGGGCCTGGGCGGGATCACGTATCAGATCGTCAGCGGGCACGTGAACGGGCAGCTGCTCACCACGTGCATGGGCCTGCTGGGGATCGCGGGCGGCATCCGGGTGTGGCAGCTGCGGCCTTCGAGCGGCGGTGGTCGTGGTCGGTCGTCGTCCTCGCCGCGGTCGGGATCGCCCTCGCGTTCGTCCTCCTCGGCGGAGGGTGAGCCGTGAGCACGCCGTACGTGCGGTTCTGGTACGCGATCACGGTGGCGTTCGTGGCGGTGCTGGTGGTCTCGTTCGCGGGCGTGTTCTACACGAACTTCGTGCAGAAGCAGGCTGAGCGGCGCGCCGCGGCGGTGCGGGTCGAGTCCGACCGGCGCTGGTGTGCCCTGCTGTCGGATCTCGACGAGGCGTACGAGGGACCGCCGAAGCCGACGACGGAGCTGGGCGAGAAGGTGGCCGCGGAGATCCACAAGCTGCGGGTCAGCTTCGGCTGCCCGGAGCGGTGAACGCACGCAGGGCCCGGCGGTTGGTGGCCGCCAGGCCCAGTGTGCTTGCTGCCGCCCTTATCTGCCGGGTCCTCACCCGCTAGCCGCGGCTCGCCGTTGGCGTCGTCAGGTCCCCGTCGGGACTCCCGGAGGCGCACCTCCCGCCCCCGCGTTCGGCCGGTGAGCCAGGAGGCCGGGGGTCTCCCTGCCAAGGCCTCGGCACCACCCGGGCGCCCTGACCCCACCAGCGTGACACCCCGAAAATTCGGGCACAAGCGCCTGAATATGTGGTACCTGATCCGCTGGGTGCTATTGGCCGAACGGCGGATACGCGCCAGGTCAGCGGGGCTACGCCCCGACCCACTCGCCGCCGACGGTCCGCATCCACCGCCGCGCCGTGCCCCGCGCGTACCATTCGGCGTCCGGCCCCGCGTACACGCACGCACCCTCCCGCAGGTCCCGGACCGACGCGGCCCGGCCGTACCGCTCGGCGAACCACCGGCCGTCGGCCAGCTCGCCCACGCAGACGTGGGTGACGAACGGCCCGTACACCCAGCCGCACCGCCAGGTCTGATGCCGGGTGTTGCCGTCCAGCCGTGTCAGGTCGACCCGCTCCATCCCCTCATTAGAACGCATGTTCGGAGGAACCATGAACCTCGCGCGCATCAAGAAAGCCATTGCCGCGGCACTCGCCGCCGGGATCGCCGGGGCCCTCGCCTCGCTGCAAGCCGCCGGGCACGTCGACGGCAACACGATCGCCCAGGCCGTCGGGGCCGGTGTCGCCGCGGCCCTCGTCGCCGGGATCGCGACGTACGCCGCACCGAAGAACGCCGAGCCGCCCGCCGCCTGACCTTCTCGCGCCGCCGCGCCAACAGAATCGCCCCCACCTTCGGGTGGGGGCGATTCTTCGTGTCTCAGGTCAGGCGGCCATCCAGGGCCAGGAACCGTTCGCGCCCGCTTCGAGAAGCGGGACCATCCGGAACGCCGCGTCGGTCAGGCCCGCGAAGGTGTGCCGGTTCGGGCCCGAGGCGGTCGAGCCGATCTCGTAGCCGCCGATGTTCCACACGTACGCGGGCACGCGCGGCGGCAGAACGTCGTCGATCGTGCGGTACCGGCCAGCCTGGTTCTGCTCGTCGGTGACGATGACGACCCGGTCGTGCCCGGCGTAGTGCGCGGCGATCGCGCCGAACGTGTCCGTAGCGTTGATCTGCTCGAACCGGCCCATCACGGTCAGCACGGCGTCGCCCTTGCGGAAGGGTACGACCTTGCTCGATCCGCCGTACCCGACCAGGGTCGCGTCGGCGGCGCGCAGCGCGATCGCCGAGCCGAAGAGCCGGGCGAGGTCGGCGTTGATGATGTCGCGGTGCTGCTGCTTCATGCCGTATCCGGGCCACATCGACGGCGACTGGTCGACCAACACCAGCGTGCGTCCGGCCAGGGCGGGCACGTTCGCCAGCGACGCCTTCAATGCCTTCTCCAGAGCATGGCCCCAGCGGAGACTGCCGACGGCGTTGTGCGCGGCGTAGAACCGGAACGGGAACTGCCGCGACTTCGCGACCTGATCCGGATCGGCCAGGCGTGCGGCCACCTGTTCCGCGATCTCGTCGCGCACGCCGGCGTCGTCGAAGTTGCGCAGGTTCCGCAGCAGCGCCATGTATCCCATCGTCGGGATCAGCGCCGCCCAAAGCCGCGCCTTGTCGACCTTCGACCCGGCGAGCGACAGCGCGTCCTCCCACGTCATGCCCGCCGCGCGTAGCTGGTCGGTGTCGAGCAGCGCGGCCGAATCCTGCCGGGCACGCGCGCGCAGAAAGGTATTGCGGACGACGACGTCGAGGATCGGCGGGATGGGGGTCTCGCGGCCGTGCCGACGGTCGAGCGCGTGCTTGAACAGCTCACCCTGCCACGGCGCGGCCGGGTCGGGGTGGACGAGGTCGATGACGTCGGCGAACCGGAAGCCCTTCGAGTCGGTGTCGTACTTCAGCAGGTTGTACTCGGTGTAGAGCCGCCCGATCGCGTCGGCGATGCCGCGCTTGACTGGCTTCGGGATCGCCCGGCCGTAGCGGCCCGTCCAGTAGGCGAGCATCTCCCCCGGCTCGTCAGCGCGCTGCAGCACGCTGGCGACCATCTGGCGGCCGCCCGGCAGCTTCGCGGTGAGCAGAGCACGCGCCGCCTCCGCCGCGCCGACCAGAGACGCCGACCGCATGTTCGCGCCGGTACGCAGCCAGCCGAGGAAGTCAGCGGTCCACTCCGGGTCGGCCACGGCGACCTCGCGCACGAGCTCGGCATACCGCGTGTCCCGGTCGCTTGCAGTCTCGTAGAACGTGGCTTCGCCGACCATGTTCGCGACGGCGAGCAGGAACAGCTCCGACTTCACGTCGCGCGCGGCGCCGATCGCGCCCTCGTGGTTGACGGCCGGGCCGATCGTGGCGATCGGCGAGAGGCCGACCGGGCGCGCCGCCGGGACGTTGAACTTGCTCATGAGAAAAGGCTCCTTCCGCACCGGAAGAAGCCTCAAGGTCAGAATGCGAGGTGCCCGAGATCAAAGTCGGCAGCGGAGACATAGCTGCTCTGCCAATTGAGCTACACCGGCTGTTACCCCCGGCGACGGGACTCGAACCCGCAACCAGCCCATTAAGAGTGGAAGTAGCCGCAGCCTGCGCACCGGGCACCCGCATCTGAAGTTGTTGCGTCTCCCGAGATCAAGACGCCCGCGGCGGTCGATTTCCAAGCGAAGTAGCCGCGAGCTGCGCACCGGGAGGTGCGAGGCCGACCATAGCACCGACGGCACGCAGCCGCGCAACCGTGAATCACTCACCCTCGCCGGGCTCGTCGACGTGCGGCCGATGCTCGCGGATCCACGCCTCGACGTCCTCAGCAGCCCAAACGCTGCCCATCTTCAGCACCGCGTACGGCTCGGGGAAATCCCTTCGGGTGATCAGGCGCTGCACCCACTCGCGTGAGTACCCGAGCCGCTGCCGGATCTCCCACGCGCCCATGAGCTGCACTTTCCTGCCCCGAGGTGGCATCCCCTGACGGTATGCATTGTCGCAGTTCGCCGATGGTGAACGGCTACATGCCTGCACACGTGTGCACATCACGTGTAGCGTCCGGGGCTTAGGCGCTCCGGGTCGGCTGGCACTGCGGCCCCGGCCCGGAGTCCCGCCCTTCGACCGCAGCGAAGGAGTGACCGTCGTGATGCCGACGCCTCCGGCCCCGAAATGGCCGTCCGACCGTGCGCTCCGTGCACAGAACAAGGTTCTGCTCGCCGAGCGGCTCCGTTGGCCCGACGGCGCCCTGCAGGCCTGCCAGGATCTCGAGAAGCGGTATCCGGGCTGGAATGTGCACTGGCTGGGCGAGAGCATCCGCGGGCGCCGGCGCGCGGGGTTCCATGCAAGCTTCGACGGGCCGTTTCACAAGGTCGACGTGTACGCGCCGACGGTGGCCGAACTGGAGCCGCACCTGGACGTTCCGGAGCACGACTTCGGCCTGAGAGGGTGCGCGTGGTGCTGGGAAAACCCGTACGGGAAGAAGGTTCTGCTCTAGTCGTGCGGGTCCTTGGCCGGCCGGTGCTTGGCGATCCAGTCCTCGACGTCGGCGGTTGACCAGACGGTGCCCATGGTGAGGCGGCGGCCGAGGGGGAAGCTGCGCTCGCGGGTGATCTGGTCGGCGCGGGATCGGGAGACGCCGAGGCGTTCGGCGATCTCTGCCGTGCCCATGACGTCGGGGATTCCCACGGGGGTAGACGGTAGGGCTGGTTGATCTCCCTGGCGTATCTCCCAGGGGGTGCGCCAGCATGCACACAGTGGATGCACGTGACAACAGATTGTGGACGTGTCTGCCCGAACGGGTGATTGAGAGTAGCTGAACCGATTCAGTCCGTAATGGACACCATGCCTTGTCCGCCCGTTACGGTGATGGAATTCCCGCAGGTCAAGGCATTTAGTGAGTACTTCTCACGATCATCCGGGCGACTCATAGGGGAGAGTGACCGTGACCCACGTATCGACCAAGATAAAAGCCATCATGCTGCTGCCTGTCGGGGCAGCCATCGACGGCATACGCGCTCAGATATGCCTCATCCACAGCGAGCGCCGCGGCTACAAGCTCATCGGCACCGTGTTCGACTGGGCCGCCGCACTGTCGATGCTGAGGGCCAAGGAAGCCGAGGTAGTCGTCCTCGCCGACCCGGACGACTTCAAGCCGGACTGGACTCCACGCGTCGAATACGCCGGCGACGAAACCCAGGACCTCGTCCGCTACGGCCGCATCCGCCACCGCAACGACCCGCCGAACGCAGGCGACAGCCGCAACCGCCGCCCCGGCCCGATCGCCTGAACCTCAGACCGCGACCGGAAGGCTGGCCACCGCGGCCGCCATCCGCTCGCGGTTCACCTCCACGTACAGCCTGGTCACCGACGGGTCCGAGTGACCCAGAAGCTCCTGCACGGCGACGAGATCCTGAGTCCCGTCGTAGGTCTGCGTGCCGAACCGGTGCCGCAGCTTGTGCATGCTGGTGACTCGCGGCCCGACCGCCTTCATGATCCGGTAGTTCCCGCGGTGCGCCACCTGGCACGCGGTCAGCCTTACCCCGTTGTCGCCGACCGCGATGGGCCCGGCCGGCAGGTCCTTCACCGCCTCCCAGATCTGCGGGTGCGTGGGCACGAACCGCTCCTTGTCGCCCTTACCGCGCACCCAGATCCGATCCTGGGTGATGTCCGCCCGGTCGAGGCGGCTGATCTCGATGCAGCGCAGCCCGGCGTACGCACCGAGCAGGATCCACGCCAGCTGCGGCGTCGGTACCCGCTGAACCAGGGCAGAAAGGATCTCCTCCCGGGTCGGCCGGGCCCTCCTCTTCGGCGGCTCGATCTTCGGCAGCCCCGCGGTCGCGTCGAAGTCCAGCCGTGGGCGCTTCGGGTCGGCCGCCCACCTACCGAACCCCTTCAAGATCCGCACGTAGTGGGAGCGGGTCGTCTTGCCCCGCTCGCCGCCGCCGCGCTTGGCCGGTGAGGTCGAGAAGATCCAGTCCTCGAGCTCCTCCGTCGTGGCCCGGGCGAGGCCGCACGGCAGCTCCCGATCGGCCTGGCGCAGAGTGCGGATGTAGGTGGCGATCGTGTTCGGGGAGCGGTCGAGACGGCGCAGGTGCCTCTCGTACTCGGCGATGAGGTCGACGCTCATCGTCCAGCCGCCAGTCGCGCCGCGGCCCGGCGCGCCCGGGTCTCGCCGCGAACGACGCGCAGGGCCGTGATGATGTCGCGAACCTCCGCCAGGCGCTCGGCGTCCGTGTGGCCGACTGCCTCAGCGGCGAACTCGACCTTGTCCATGGCGGTCACCTCGACGAACGCGAAGTCCTCGAAGCTGTCGCTGTCCTGAAGGCGACGGAACTCGGCGGCGTAGTCCTCGACGGTCCGGCGGGCGGTGGTGGCCATTGCTACTCCTCGGCGAGGGCTTCGGCCAGGGCGTCGAGTACCAGCAGGGTGCCGACGCTGGCCTGGCGGGCGGTGATGGCGGGGCTGGTGTGCAGCGCCTCGATCTGGCTGATGGCGGCGGCGTACGCGGCCTCCGGCGGCCGGTTGCGCATCCGGTCGGCGAGCGCGCCGACCAGCTGATTGCGGGCGCTGGCGTGATCCATCACCCGAGCGTTGCGAGGCGGTACGGAGATTGGCATCGGCCGGCCTACCGCCCGACCGGGGCGGGCCGGCGCTTTCGTGGCGGAACGGGGGAGGCGGGTCGCGTGGTGCCGGGCTTGGGGTGGCCGTTTGGACGAGTCGGCAGCTTGGGTTTCGGGGGGCGGGTCACCCGAGTGGCCATGGCGACGGAACCTTGTCCTACGGTCACGAGCGCATCGGCGGGCGCGCGGTCAAAATCCCTGCTCGACCTCCCCTCGGTGTCCTTCGCCTTGGCGACCACGTCAGGCGTGACCAGCTCGCTCGCGTCGACGCCGAGCACGGTCGCGATGGCCATCAGGTCGTTGAGGTCGATCGCCTGCTTGCCCCGCAGGCGTAGCGACACCCACATTTCGGTCTTGCCGACTCCCCTAGCCAGCTGCGCTTGGGACATCCGCTTGCGGCCCATCTGAGCCCGGACCTCCTCGGCGACCAGCTCGGAGAGCGTCGCGGTTCGCCGCTCCGGTGCTGTCTCCATGCCAGACAGTCTCATGGCTTCTCGCCATAACGTCAAGACGGAAGTATGAATCTGGCACCATGCCTTGACATCCTATCGCTATTTGTTAGATCGTAGTCGCCATGACAGACGACATCCGCTCCACGCGGGACGTCGACCCGGTCCGGCGACAGATCGGCCAGAACGTCAAGGCCGAGATGATCCGCGCAGGCAAGGGCCAGGACGATCTCGCCGAGGTGCTCGGCGTCTCCCAGCCGCAGATCAGCAAGCGGCTCGCCGGCTCCATCGGCTTCGAAGCCGCCGAGCTGGTGCGGATCGCCGCCGAGCTGAACATTCCCGTCGCTCGGCTCGTCGAGTCGCCGATTCCTGCGAGCGCGGCATGAACTACTACCGAGGCGACTTCGCCCTGAAGGCTCGGCCGCGCGCTCGGTTTGCGTTGGCGACCAGGGAACTGCCGAGCCGCGTTCTGCACGTAGTCGACACGGCCGAGACCATCTGGACCCACGACTTCTACAAGAGCCGTCCTGCTCGATTTGAGCGACTGACGGCCGTCATGACCTGTGGACGTCGTCTGGCCAGCGTCACGCTTCACCACGAGCCGCCGACGCAGTTCGAGTTGTGCGACTACTGCCTTGCCGCGCAGGTGGCGGATCACCTCGGCATCACCAAGCCGCTCGCTGCGCCTACCAGGTTGGCGCGCGTTCCGCTTGACGATCTGGATCAGGTCGAGCGCGAGATCGGCGCGCCAGCATCGCGGGCCATCCGCCGCGCGCGGCTGGAGGTCGTCGCGTGATCACCGCCTCGAAGACCCCCGATCCCGGTACGCCGGCCCCGTCGCCGCCTCCCGGTGGCCCGACGCATCCGACACCGACCGGCCCGGGCCCGCAGCGCTACGTCGACAACCTCTTCGCCCTGGCCGCCTCGCTCGGCCCGGACGTAGCCCTGACTTTCCCCTCGGGTGGTGGCCGCGCCGGGGGTGTTTCTTCCCCCGCTCCCGGCGCGGTCTCCGGGTTCGTCTTGCCGGACACGCGTGTGCCGCTGCGGTTCGGTGAGGGCCGGGATCGCCTGGTCGGTTGTGTCGTCCTGGGTGATGGCCGTCCGACGCCGGGTCAGCCGGGTCCGCCTCCGCCGCCTCCGCCAACGCCGTTTCCGCCGCCCGGCGTGGGCCCGCTGTACGACGCGCCGCCAACGCGGTTCGTGATGGGCCGCATGGAGCCCGGTGGCCCTGTGCTGCCGCCGACCTGGTCCTGATGCAAGAAGCGGGCCAGCCCGATGCCCCGGGCGGCCCGCCCACCCGGATACCACTCACAGAAAGGAAATCCAGGTGACTGACCAGAGCGTAGCCGACGCGCCGTATGGCAGCGTCGAGTCGTACGCGCGGATCCTGCGCAACACCAAGCCGCAGTGGCTTGGAATCTCGGCGCTGGCGATTGTGCAGATCATCGCCGAGGACAACGTGTGGGGAGACGGAGACAAGCTTCCCCGCATTCGTAACGTCGTCGCTGCGGCGGAGCGCGTCCGGAAGGGCGGCGCGGTGATCGACGAGGGCCCGACCGACGCGATCGAGGCCACGCGATGACCGAGGAGCCGATCAAGCGCAGCGCCGACGGCCTGTCGGTCGGTGACCGAATCCTGGCCGCGTATCTGCCCGCCGTGGCGGACGAGACGGCCGAGGTGGTCTTCGCGAAGCCGTACACGTACGTCGGCGAGCCGTGGATCTTCGTGGCGTTCCAGCTTCCGAACGGGCTGATCGAGGCCACTCACTACAAGGCCGACAACGGCGTGGAGGTCTACCCCGCCGACACCGGCCTGTCCTACTCCCGGGCCGACGACGGCGAGACCACCCAGCCGATCGCGGGCCGCGTCCCGCCGCACTTCGGCGCGGTGGTCAGCGAGGGCGGCCACACGGCGGTGGAGGTGGCCGGCGGCCTGATCGAGATCGACCCGCCCGAGGGGTACTTCATCGTGCCCCACGGCCCGGTGAAGCCGCCGTACGGCAGCCCTGAGCGCGAGGCGTACGACCGCGAACGCGACCACGAGCTGCGCGACGAGTGGACGGCGATGGTCAACGCCGAGCGCGGTTGGAACGACGAGAGCACGGGGCTCGTCTCGGGCGGCCTCGTTCCCAACTGCCCGACCTGCGGCGGCGATCACCACACGGTAGAGCCGTGCCGCTGATGGTGCCCTTCCTGCCCTGGTGCGAGCCCTGCGGCATGCACGGCTGCCGCGTCAAGCGCCGCTGGTGGAGACGCAAGCACCGCCACTGACCCGGTGCGCCTCTTCTCCGGCGCATCGTCTGACCGGCCCGGGGTGCTCGTCACCCCCAGGATCGCACCCCGGGCCCCCCATTCATACGACTCGATTTCCACCACAGATTCCGCACAGATTCCATCACGGGAGACATACAGATGACCGACACCCTGATCGACCGCGCCGACTCCGGCGAGATCCCGAAGCTGACCGGCGAGCAGCGCATGTGCATCGACCTCGGTGACCCCACCCAGCGCATAGACCCCCGCCTGATCAACGCCCCCAGCTTCGACGCCGTCCCCCGCAAGGTGTTCGACCTCGACGACACCGTGACCTACCTGCCGCAGACAATCGGCGTCGTCCCCGACCCGGAGACCGAACGGCTGTCGCTGCTCGGATCGGTGGCCGGTGTCGACGGTGAGCTGCGCCCGGCCGCGCCCGGCCCGCTCCCGACCCCGCTGCCCCCGAACCCGCCGCCGGCGCCGCAGCCGCAGCCGGGCTACGCGGGCCGTCACCGGCTGACCTTCGGCCGTCGTGTGCGCCGCCTGCTCGCGGGGCTGGGCGTCGTCGGTGCCGCGCTCGTCGCGATCTGGCTCGGGCTGTTCGTGGCCGGTCTGGCGGTGTTCCTGTGAACGCCGCCGAGCACTTCGACTGGGCCGTCGGCCGCGCCATGGAGTACGTCGAGATGGGCGAGGGCGGGGACGCGATGGCGTCGCTGATCTCCGATCTCCGCAAGCATGAGGGCACGGAAGGAATCCTCACCGAGGGCCTGCAGTCCCTGTTCATGGCTGAGGTCATCCTCGGCGGGGCCGCGGGCGCGCGCCGGTTCATCAAGGGCCTGCCCCGGCCGGTGAGCGCATGAGCGCCAAGTCCACGTTCCTGGTGCGGTCCGGCATGTCCCCGACCGTCACCGCAGACGGCTACCTCGTCCCCGGTGAGCGCGGCCCGGACATCTACGCCACCGTCCAGCGGCACGGTCTGCACGTCGAGTGGGAGATCACCGCTGGTCCGACCGGTGAGCCGCTGGCGTGGGGCATCACGTGGACGCGGGGCGGCGCGAACGTCGAGGAAATCGCCGCCGCCCACCGTCCCGGCATCGCGAAGGAGTTGACGCGGTGAGCATCGAGCTGACGCCGGAGGAGCAGGCCAACGCCGAGGAGATGCTGGCCGAACTCCGCAAGCACGGCTACCGCGATCGGGCGAGCTTCAACGAGCTGAAGCCCGGGGTGCGTGTCCGCCACTCAGGCCACCGCTGGCCCGAGGCTTACACCGAGGGCACGGGCTACGTCGTGGCGATCACTGAGCGCAACCCGTCGTCCTGGTCGCAGAGCTGGGGCTCGCCGGACATCGAGATGGTGGTGGCGTTCGATAAGCCGCCGCTGCCGGACATGTCCCGGCTCTCGCAGCTTGCGCAGTACCACGTCGCGGTTGTGCGAGGTGACCTGTGATCACCCAGATCCGTGCCGACGGCCGCCCCGTCGACCTCATCGCCCACCGCATCACCCCGACCGAGGCCGCCACCGTCGCCAAAGTCCTCGCCGTCGAGGGCCTGCGCGTCGAACCCACCGAGCCGGATTTCGAGGGCGTCGTGCACCTGTGGGCCAAGCAGGTCACCAGCACGCGCGGCGAGGTGCGGGTGCTGCGCGCCTTCCGTGCGGTGACCGACGAGCCGCTCGCCTTCCACCAGGCGGTGGCGCCATGACCGACAAGACGCCACGCCACCTTCGCAGCGTCGCGTACCAAGCAGTTCTCCGGCGGCTGCGGGCCGAGTTCCCCCGCGAGTACCGGGTGCTGCTGTTCACCTTCCGCGAATCGGCCGCACCCACCCAGAAGGCCTCCATCGAGCTGCGCCGGCGCCACGCCGAGCGGGCGGCGAAGCTCTACCGCGAAGAGGTCACGGCGCGTGGCCTGCCCTCGCCGCGGCCGCAAACGGGACGGTGGCCCATCCTCGACACCAAGGAGACCCGATGAAGGTCGTCCGCAAGAACACGGCCAAGGGCCACTACTACCTCGATGCCGACACCGGCGAGCGCATCCCCGGCGTGACCACCATCGTCGGCGACGGCATGCCGAAACCCGCGCTGCTCAACTGGGCCGGTGAAGCCACCGCCGAGTATGCCGTCGACAACTGGGACGCCCTCGGCCCGCTGCCCTACTCCGAGCGCCTGAAGAAGATCAAAGGTAGTCGCTACGAGAAGCGCGATGCCGCATCGAACAAGGGCTCCGCCGTGCACGCCATGGCCGAACGGCTGATCACCGGCGAGAAGGTAACTGTCCCCGACGAGCTGGCCGGCTACGTCGAGTCCTGCGTCCGATTCCTCGACGACTTCGACGTCCGGCAGGAGCACGTCGAGGTGGTCATCTACTCCGAGACGCACCGGTATGTCGGCACCACCGACCTGATCGCCCGCGTGCTGCTACCGGACATGCCGGAGTACGAACACATCCCGCGCGACGACGAAGGCTACTCGCTGGGCCTGTTCGACTGGAAGACCAGCAAGTCCGGCATCTTCGGCGACGTCGCCCTGCAGCTGGTCGCCTACCGGCACGCCGAGCACCTCATCACCGAGAGCGGCGAGGTCATCGGGATGCCCTGGGTGGACTTCACTGCGGGCATCCACCTCACGGCTCGCGGCTACTCGTTCGTGCCGCTCGAGACCGGCGACGACGTCTTCCGGGACTTCCTCTACGTCAAGGAGGTGGCCAGGGTCGTCGGCGGTCTGCGGGACCTCGTCGGCGATCAGATCGTGCCGCCGACGGCTTCGCAGTACGTGCTCGCTAAGGCGGCCGACGAGGAGGTGCCGTACTGATGGCCATCGAGAGCCTCGACGACGCCCTGCTGCTGCTGCAGGCCGATCCACCTGTGCTGACGAAGAGCAAGTCCGGTCAGGTCGGCAACCAGAAGACCAAGTACGCGGATCTCGTAGAGGTCAACAAGGTCGTGCTTGCCCGACTGAACCAGCTCGGCGTGATCTGGAAGTGCCTCCCGACGATGGCCGGTGAGCGCTTCGTCCTGCGCTACACCCTCACGCATGTCCCGTCCGGCGAGTTCGTGAGCGGCGACTACCCGCTGAATCTGTCCGAGCCGCAGAAGATGGGCTCGGCGATCACCTACGCGCGCCGGTACGCGCTGCTCGCGGTGACCGGAATCGCGGCCGAGGACGAGGACGACGACGGGGATGCGGCGAGCGGTCGGCAGTACGCCCAGCGTGCCGCTCAGCGTCCGCGTCAGCAGCGCCCCGCCGACGAGCCTGCCGATGCTGGTCGGACCGCACAGCGTCGCGCTCAGCGTCCCGCCGGCGCCCGGCCGCCACTGCCTGGTGAGGATGACGACCCGGACGGGAAGGTCGGCCAGGATCAGCACCGTCACATGCACGCGCTGTGGCGTGAGCTGGGCTTCGGCGGCGACGAGAACCGGGACAACCGGCTGACCATCACGGCGAAGATCCTCGGTCTGCCGGACCTGACGAGCAGCGCCAATCTAACTCGCGCCCAAGCTGCCCAGGTGATCGCCGCGCTGCGGGAGCGCAAGGAGCGCACGGCGGGCGGTGATCCGGCGTGAGCGTCGACTGGGAGATGTACCAGAAGTGCCCAGTGTGCCCGGCCGAGCTTGGCGAACCGTGCCAGAAGCTGTCGGGCTGGCACCTTGCCTCCGTCGTGGTCGTAGCCGAGCGGCCGCACTCCACCCGGAAGCTGCGCGCCGCTGCCGCCCGGGCGGGAGGCAGCCATGGATGAGCCTCTGACGCCACGTCGCCGCCAGATCGTCGACTACCTGACGGTCAACGGCGAGACGTCCCTGACCGACCTGACCGAGGGCCTGAATCGCAGCAAGAACAACGTCTGCCACGACCTCAGGTTCCTGCTCGGCAATCGGCTGGTGGCCCGGCGGTACGAGGGCCAGCGGGCGATCTACGCGGTGGTTAACAGCCGATGAGCCTCTTCGAGCGGAAGATCCGCCCCGCGTACGTCGTCCCGCCCGCCGAGGTGGCGCTGGCCGTCCCCGACGAGGTCCGCATCGACCAGATCGACATCAAGCTCCGGTCGATCGCGGTCATCCCTCGCGGTGAGCGAGGCGAGGGCGAGGAGTGGCAGACCGACCGGCTGCTGGACCTGCGCAACGCCATCCGCCCGGCCAAGGGGCGCGTCGACTCGATCATCGACAACCGCAGCGAGAGCCCGTGAGCGCCATCGAGAAAGATCTCGCAGCAGCGGTCGACGCTGCCGTAACTGGCGATGACCGAAGCAAGGTGCACGTCATCTGCTGCCGCCCCGCAAGGGCTTTGTGCGGGGCGGCCCTTCACGGCGACTACATGCCTCCCAGTTCGCAACTGGACTGCATTCGATGCGAGGTCATCTTGTATGCGGACACCCCGTGCGGGGCTCGGTTCTGCCGCCTACGTTCCGCGTGGCGCTTGCTGATGGGCCGCAGCTGATGGGCCGCACCAACCCGTACCGTCACCCGCTCGGCCGTACCTGCCGGGACAAGCGGGTACTCCTCACCGCGCTGCTGCTCATGCCGTACGCGCTGGGCCGGTACGCCGTCGACTGCATGCGGGGGCGGCCGTGAGTGACCCCTCCACCGAGACCTGGCGCGCCACCCTCGGCCAGTCAACCTCCGCCCAGCTAAGACGCCGGACCGCCGAGGTTTGCGAGCTCACCGCGGTGCTCCTCGAAACCCGGCAGTCCCTGGCCGCGTCGCAGGCCGACCTCACCCGGGTGGAGGCGAAGTGCGACGCCCTGGCCGTGCTCAACGCCGAGCTGAGGGCCGAGGCCGCGCACTGGCGCGAGGTCGCCGAGCGGTATCTGGCGCGCACCGACGAGCAAGGCCACGCCCTGGCCGCCGCCAACCGCCGCAACCGGATCCTGACCGCCGAGAACGAGGCCACCCTGCGCCGGCTCAACGAGCAGCGCTCCTGGCAGGTCGCCGACCGGGACACCAGGATCGTCTGCTCTTCCTGTGCCGGGCCGATCGTGCGCGGGCAGGCGTTCCAGCCGCTCGCCGACTCCAAGGGGTTCTTCGCCCACGTCGCCTGCCCACCATCCGAGGAGGCGCTGTGATCGACAAGGCGCTCAGCCAGCGTGAAGCGGAAGTCCTCGCGCTCATCGCCGACGGCTACGAGATGCGCGCCATCGCCGTGCAGCTCAACGTCTCGCAGAGCGCCGCCGCCTGCTATCGGCGGCGCCTGTTCCTGAAACTCGGCGCACACACCGCGGGTCAGGCCGTTCACCTCGCACACCGGCACGGGCTGCTCGCCGGAGGTGCGCGGTGACTGCGCCTTCCTGGCTCGCGCCGATCACCGACCGGGAGCGGCGCATCCTCCAACTCCTCGCCGACGGTTACGACGGGCGCGACATCGCCCGCAAGCTCGGCTCCGGCTGGGGCACGTCGCTCGGCACGGTCAAGGCCGACAAGACCCGGCTGTACGCCAAGCTGGGCGCCCGCAACGCCGCCAACGCGGTGCATCTGGCTCACGAGTACGGGCTTTTGCGCGCCGACGCCACCGCCGGAGGTGCCCGGTGAGCGCGCCCGAGGGCTGGCATCCGATGGAGTGCGGCCTGTGCCCGGAAACGTGGTGGCTGCCGTTCGGTGACACCCCGTACGGCACGGCAGTCATCGACCTGGCCGCCGGGCACTGGCGTGACCACGTACGTCGCGGCGAGGACCCGCGCGCAGAAGCGATCAAGGCTGGGAAACAGGTGAGTGAGGCGTGAGCAGGCAGGTCATCGTCGATTACAGGCACGACGACACCATGGTCACCGACACCCATGCTGTCCCGGATGGCGTCACGCCCAGCGTGAAGATCCACCGTGATGGGCGCGGCCATGTGCACCTGGGTGAGGTCGTGATCCTCTATCGGCGCGCGGAGCGGATCCGGGTGCAGCTGGGCGGTGCCCGGTGATCGAGCCGACCGCCGAGATGGTAGTGGCGGCAATCACGGCACTTCGGGAGACGGTGCTCGACGACGAGGTCACCGTGGCGCGAGCAATCGCGGAAGCCGTGCTCGCCATCGTCGAGCGGGACCACGACGTGCGCGACCGTGTCGCTGTGCCTGCGGTATGCGGGGCCGTGCACCCGACAGCGCCCTACGACTGCGAACGTCCTCCCGGCCATTCGGAGCGGCATCTGTCGTTCTCTGGGCCGGTGATCGTGTGGTGACTCGCGAGCCTGCCCAGCACCTCGTCTGCGGCGGCATCTTCACGCCCGACCCCGACCTGCCCGCCGACCACCAGGGCCGCCGGACGTGCCGCTGCGGCCTGGTCGGCGAGCCCGGCGACGCCCACCACACCGTCCCGGAACCGGAACGTGACGCCCGCAGCGCTGCCGCCGGCGAGAGGAGCGAGTGATGGGCTGGGTTATCCCGCTGGGCTACGTGGCCGTCTGGCTGCTCTACGGCTGGCGGCTCACGATCCACCTGCTCGACGCCGAGGTACGGCGCAACCTCCGCGAGTACCCGTCGCTGTACAACGAGTACAACGGTGGCGCGGCCAGGGTGGCGACGGAGGAACGCGGCAGCTACCTCTTCGCCGGGTTCGGCCTGGCGCTGTTCTGGCCTGTCGTCGCGCCGGTCCGAGGTGCCTACCGGCTGCTCGGCGGTGAGGGCCTGTTCTCCACGCCGACGGAACGTGAAGAAGCCGGGCGCAGAGAGCTGGAAGAGCTGCGAAAACTGGCGCGTGAAAACGGTCTTCCTATGCCCAACTACGACCGCGAGAAAGGGGCCGCCTGACATTCCGGCCGACGTTTCCGATAGCGCCCCGATCGTTCGGCGGGGCGTTTCTCGGCCCGTTCCTACAGCACGGCGATGAAAGCGCGGTAATGGTGATCGAATCGACACGGCTGAGCGGCGCGGCGAATGGCCGCGTGCCGGTTGAGCTGGGAGAATGGGTGTTGCTTCTTAGGCGGCCGGACGGGTGCGCTAACACCCGTTTGTTCCGGCCTAAGGCGCAGACCGATTCGCCACACGAACCGGAAGGAGCCCTGGCGTGATAATGCCATGGCTGCGTGTGATCACGCACACCCGAAACGCTGTGCAGTTCGCCACCGAACAGGTGTACGCCTGATGGCGCGCACCGAGGGGCGGATCGCCGTCTCGATCTGGTCCGATCCCGACTTTCTCGCGTTGCCCCCGCTCGCCCAGCGTCATTTCATGTTCCTGCTTTCGCAACCCGACCTCGCCCATGACGGCGTGATCGCCCTCCGTGAGCGCCGCTGGGCCCGCTCGGCCCCCGGCATGACCGTCGCCGACATCACCGAGGCGAACGACGCTCTCGCCAAGGCGCGCTTCGTCGTCATCGACGAAGAGGCCGAGGAACTGCTGGTCCGCTCGTTCATCCGGCGCGACGGCGTGTACCGCCAGCCGAACGTGCTGCGGTCGGCGACCAGCCACCTCGCCACCGTCGCGAGCATCGCAATTCGCCAGGCCGTAGCTGCGGAATTGGTCCGCATCGAGTCCGAGGCGCAAGACATTCCGGAGGGTTCAAAGGGCGTTCTCAAGGGCTTGCTCAAGGATCTCCCGGAACCCTTCGGCGAACCCTTTCCTGAACCCTTCCGCGAAGGGTTACACACGACTAGTGGCAAAAGTGATGGGGAAAGAGGAGTGGTTACGGCCGTAGGTAGTGCTTCCCCTTCCCTCTTTCCACAAGCCTCTCTCCCCGTTCCCTCGCCGCAGCCTTCGGCTGCGGCTCCGCGCGCACAGGCGCGCGGACGCGGAACCCGACTTCCCGACGACTTCGCCGTGGATGCCGAGATGGTCGAGTGGGCCCGCGCCGAGACGCCAGATGTCGATGGCCGGTATGAGACAGCGAAATTCATCGACTACTGGGGGTCGAAGTCTGGGCAGGCCGCGACGAAGACCGACTGGGTCAAGACCTGGCGCAACTGGATGCGCAAGGCGCAGGAACGCGCCGGGCCCTCGCCCATCCACAGGCCATCCACAACCGATCAGCGCGTCGGCATGGCCCTGGCTCTTGCCGAGAAGTACGCCCAGGAGGATCAACTATGAACCGAACCGAGATCGCCCTGCTTCTCGGTGCCATCGCCGCCCGCGACAGCCGCACAACCGGTGAAGCCGACGTACTCGCCTGGCTCGAAGACCTCGGCGACCTCGAATTCGCCGACGCCCGCGCCGCCGTCAGCCGCCACTTCCGCGACTCCACCGACCGGATCATGCCCGCGCACATCCGCCGCATCGCCCGCATCATCCGCGACGAGCGCCGCAAGGGCGAAACCATCCGCGGGCTGCCGCCCAACAAGTTCGAGCTCGCGGCGGCGGCCGAACCGCCCGCCGAGATCCGGGACTTCCTGACCGAGTTCACCTCGAAGCACGAGATCCCCGACGTCGGCATCCAGACCCCGGCCAACCCGCCGCCCGTCGTCGACCGGTCCGAGGAGATCCGGCAACGGGCGCTCGCCCGTGCCCGTTCCGAGCGACGGGGACGCAGATCATGACCGAGCCGATCCCGTTCAAGGTCACCCGCTACCGGTGCCCGCACTGCCCCCGCACCGCCTCGTCGAAAGCCCGCATGGTCGACCACATCGGCCGCTGCTGGACCAACCCCGAGGCACGCGGCTGCAAGACGTGCGCCCACTACGCGCAGAACTACGAGGGCGCCGAGTTCTGCGCGGTCGGCGTCGATCTCGCCGTCGGCGATGGTGCGACGTCCCCGATCGTGCACTGCGACCTGTGGGAAGCCAGCCCGTCGTGACCGCCAAGCGCGCAGCCCACCAAGCACGACTCGCACCCGGGGAGACACCGTGACCACGCTCATCCGCCGCCTCGCCCGGCGCTACGGCATCTGCACCCGCCACCGCCCCTGGCTCTACCGCTGGGCCTGCCGCCGCTGCCAGGAGATCCGATACCAGTGACCCACTGCGAAGAGCACGGCAAGGTCATGCCGCACTACCGGTGCGCCGAGTCGGAGCGGTACCTCGACCACTTCGAGGCCCACCTCACAGTCGACGTCACGAAGCCCGAGCAATGCCGGGCGCGCACCGGCGTGATCTGGAAGCTCGGCGGCGAGGTCTGCTCCTGCATCCGGCTCGCCGACCACAGCGAGCCCAGCCATCCCGCCGGGACCTGGCACGTCTGCTCGTGCAACGCCTGGTTCGACGACTCGTGCGTCCGCTGGCGACCCACCCGCGAGCCGTCGTGACCGCCCGCCGTGCCGGCCGCTACCCGCCGGGCGGCTGCGTCCTCGCCGACAAAACCCGCTGCACGCTCCCGCCCGCCACCTGCTGCGACCACGGGCTGGCCATCCGCTGGCCCGGCGAAGACAAACCCGCAGCGTTCGTACGCGCAATGGAACTCCGGGCCAGCCTCGCCGAACAGGACGCCCGCCGTGCCGGCCACCAAGCCCACATCCCAGGAGAAACCCCATGACCAGCGAGCCCAACGATCTCGACTGCTGCCCGGGCGCGCCCGGCTTCGGCGACCCGAACGGCATGCACACCCACGACTGCCCGGCCTACCTCGCCAACGTCGCTGCCTTCATGGCAATGCAGTGGGCCAAGGACGACGCGCGAGCCGCTGCCGTCGACCACGCCCGCCTCGCCGCCGGAACGGAGGAGGGCTGACATGGCAATCGAGCCAACCGGCGAAATGATGCAGGCGTTCGCCGAGGGCGAGAGCTTGCGCGAGGGCCTGGCCGCCGTCCTCGCCATCGTCGGGCGCGACTACTGCGTCCAGCCGGTTCCGCCGCCGGTGCGCGAGATGGAGGCGGCGCGACCTCGTGCCGAGTGTCCCTACTGCACGACGAGCCTTGAGAGCGTCTGCCCGTGGCACCGAGAGGTGACCCCGTGACCGACCTGCGCGACCAGCTCGCCGACTTCGATGCCGCCGCACGCCGCCTCCTCCCCGCCAACGACCCCATCCGCATCGGCCACAGCAGCCACCTCGGCCTGATCCTCCGCGAACTACGCCACCGAGCCCACCTCAGCCAAAACCAACTCGCACGCCGCATGCACATCACCAAATCCGGACTATCCGCCCGCGAACAACGCCCCGGCATGAGCGTCAGCGCGTTCCTCGACCACGCCCAAGCCGTCGGCTACGACGTCGCCCTCCTGCCCCGCGCCGGCGCCCTCACCCCCGACCGGAGGACCGTCGCATGACCCAGCCGCCCATGGCCGACGGTGTGCCCGGCCGCCAGCACCTCACCGGCTACCGCCTGCGCGACTACGACCACGCCATCGCCCTGCTCTGCGAATCCCGGCTCAGCCAGGGCCTCAGCCAGGACCAGGTCGCCGAACGCGTAGGCCTTTCCCAGACCGCCGTCGGGCGGATTCTCGATGGCATTGGCGGCCGGACGCTCTGGCGGCTGTTCGCGATCGCCGACGCCCTCGGCTACGACCTGGCCCTCATCCCCCGGGAGGACGCATGATCGCCCGCCTTCGCGCCTGGTTCCTCAACGCCTACCTGCGGCAGGTCATCCGCGTCATCAAAGCCGAACGCCACCTGGCCGAACTCACTCGGGAGGACACGTAATGCCCAGCACCGAGGTCTGCCGCGCCTGCGCCGGCGCAGGCATCGTCGACCGCTGGAACCCGCAGACCAAACGCATCGAAACCACCACCTGCGGGGCATGCGGCGGCGCCGGGACCGTGACGCGATGACCACACGAAGCAGCGGAAACCCGCAGCACCCGACCTGCATCGACATCACCACGCACGGCCAGCCACCGGGCAGTGAGTGGCTCTGCGGCCCCGACTGCCCGCCACACGCCAAGCCCGCCGTGACCACCTACGACGAGTGGCGGGTCACCGGCACATGGCCCGAGGACGGCAAGCCCTTCGACGTGCAGCTCTGGCGATCGGACCAGTGCAACGCCGAAGCCGAGGCGCGGAAATGGGCCGAATGGGCTCGAGCGACGGGCGTGACCGACGGCCCGCACCTGCACAAGCGCACCGTGACCGTCACCGACTGGGAGGCCGTCGAATGACCAGCCCGATCCGCGTTCAGGTGTTCCTCGTCAGAGTCGCCGCCTCGGTGATGCCGCCACTGTCCGCCGCCGAGGTGGAGGAGGCCGTGCGCCATCTCGCCTTCACCAGGGAACGCCCGCACGGCATGGGCGCACTGGATGTCAGCGCCTTCAACTTCAACGAGCACGCCGAGCCCATGATCGTCACCGACTGGACCGAGGTGGACACGTGAGCCCCGACGACATGCAGCGGTTCGAGCTACACGGCATCAGCCACCAGGACGACACCACAAGCGTCGAGATCACCTGCGATCGCTGCAGCTGGTACTTCGAGCCGGAGACCTCCTGGCCCGCCCTCGCCGAGCTGGTGCAGCGCGCCGAGGAGCACACGGAGGTCTGCCGGTGAACGAGCCCGTGATCATCCACGCCACAGAAGCCGAGCTCGTGACCGAGCTGTTCTGGGTGCTGCACATCGACCCGATCGCACGAGAGCACGGCATCGAGAAGCCCGCCCAGCTTCGCCGGGTCGACCTGACCGACCACGTCCTCGAACACCCCGATGACAGCCATCTGGTCCTGATCGTCCGCACCAGCGGGGAGGTCTGCCGGTGAGCACCTACTGGGCGAACGTCGACGTCGAATGGCTCGACGGCCGCACCGAGACCTACCGCGTCGGCGGCTACGCACGTCGCCATGAGGCCATCCGGGTGGCGGACGGAGTGCTGTCGCTCTACCTCGGCAACAACGCCTACCTCGGCCCTGAGCACGTCGTCAGCATCCCGATCGAGGTGCTTCGTGACTGGAAGATCCGGGAGGGATTTTGACCGGGCCGACGCTGTGCCAGATCCCCGGCTGCGCGATCAGGGGCCGCCACCTGCCCGGCTGTGAGGACGACGATTGCCGGGGCTGCCTGCCGCGACTCGCCACCGAGGGCCTGATTTGTGAGACCCATGAACGGTGGGCCGCCCAGCACTTGGCCGAGATTGAGCGGCTCACACCCGACGCCAGGCTCGTGGCCGCCGGGCAGGTGCGACGCGGACACGGCGGGAGCGGCGGGAAACCCGGCAGCAGGTCGCCGGCCAACGACGATGCGCTCGACGTGATGGACGCCGTTACCAACACCCTGACCACCCTGGCGCGCGACATCGCCGAGACGAGAGGCCTGACGTTCCGATGACCATTCACCACGCCCCCGACGCCATGATCTCGGGCGATGTCGCTCGGTCGACCGGAGCAGTCGGCGCAACTAGCGAGCTAATTGCGTGCGCCGAGCTGATGCGGCTTGGCTACTTCGTGTATCGCTGCGAATCGCCGTCCGCTCCGTTCGACCTCGTCGCATACCGAGACGGTCGCTGCCTGAGGGTCGAGGTCAAGACGATCTCCATGACGAAGTACGCGCCCAGCTACACCCATCCCGTCAATGACGAGTGGGACCTGCTCGCCGTCGTTGGGCAGGGTGCGGATGTGTTTCTCTTCGAGGCCGGCACTCCGGGACTGGAGATTCGGAATGCCCTCCGGCTCCACTTCGGCTATCCGGCGTTGCCGGAGACCAAGGCGCTTCAGCCCTGCGGCACCCCGGCGGCGTACCACCGCCACCGTGCTCGAAGGCAGGCACCTTGCGATCCGTGCAGAGAGGCCATGCGGAAGGCCGCCAAGCGGCCGCTGACGGCCGAACGGGCCGAGTTGGTGCCCGTGCCCACCCCCGAAACTCTGGAGGCATGACGAGATGGGCTGGATCGACCGGGCCGTCCGCGCGTTCGAGGTCGCCATCTTCGGCGACTACACGGGCTCGCCCGAGGCGGCGGAAGCCTTCATCCGCCGACGGCTGATTGGCATGGGCTACAGCGTCACCGTGGTGGACCGCGTGCTTCGAGAGGACCGTGAGCGCCGTGACTGACCCCCTCACCGCCGCCGCCCGCTTCCTCACCGCACAGCTCAGCTGGCTTAGGCACGCCACCGCCGAGCAAGGCGAGCCGTACGCGGCGGACGTGTTCCGGGAGATCGGGGACTGCGCGGCACGCATGCGGTCACTCGTCGACGGGCCACGCGAGCAGAAGTACCTGGGACCATGCGGGGCCGACATTGAGACCGATGTGACCACGATCGACCCCGACCACGGCGAAGGCATCCGCACGTACGTCCTCGTCGCCTGCGAGGGCGACGTCTACGGGGTGGCCGGCGCACAGAACGGACGCTGCCGAACCTGCGGCGCCACCGTCGACCAAAACGCACGCCGCCAATGGCTCGACGACGAAGTACGGCAACGCGCCTTCCGCGCCTCCGAGATCGAAGACGCCAACGGCATCGGCGCCAACCTCATCCGCCAATGGGCCACACCCGACCGCGGGCTGCTGCGCATCCACGACCACGACGTGCAGGGCCGGGCACGCTACCTGCTGTCCGACGTCCTCGACCTCGCCGCGCGACAAGCCGCCAAACGCCTCGAACGGCAGGCCGACCGGGAACGACGAGCAGCACGCCGAACCGCCGAGATGGGAGCATGACGAGATGGACCAGTTCGGAGGGATCACTGGCGAGGAGGCGATGCGCAATGCCGAGCGCAACTTCGCCGTCCTGCGCGAAGCGATGGTCAATCCCCAACCGGCGGTGAGTGGCGTGGATGAGCTGGTCGCGTTCCTCCGGGCCGCGCTGGACCGCGACGAGCAGGTGGCGCGGGAAGCCGCCGGCGGGGACGGCGCGTGGTCCGTGCAGACCTACGACCTCGGCACCGAGGTGTGGATCCGGCAGACCGACGGCTTCAGCCTCATCACGGCAGAAGGCGGCCTTGATCGAGACTCTGCCGAGCACGTCGCCCGCTGGGATCCGGCCCGCGTACTGGCCGAGGTCCAGGCCAAGCGGCGCATCCTCGACCTGCGCGTCGCAGCCGCGGCACAGCCCATCGCGCCCGGCAGTGCCCCGGCCCGAGCCGAAAGGACCCGGGCCCGCGAGGCCCTGGAAGCTGTCGCCCGCCTGCTCGCCCAGCCGCACGCCGGGCAGCCAGGATGGCGGGACGAATGGCAGCTCAGCGCGCCCGCTTGACGGCAGAGGTCAAGCAGGGTGTAATGCTCCCTGGGTGGACAGAAGACCGCCCAGACTTCGACCAGGCCCAGCGCTGAGCTGGGCCTTCGTCGTCTCAGCGACGTGGAGCAGCTCGGTAGCTCGACGGGCTCATAACCCGTAGGTCGCGCGTTCGAATCGCGCCGTCGCCACGCTGGGGAGACTGGCCCTAGGCCAGCCGAACTAAGGCCTTGGTTCAGGGCGAGGTACTGGACCACCCCGCATCCATCGGAGATGGGGAGACATGGCTGTCGACCGCAAGGGCCAGGAACGCGCGCCGAAGACCGACCCGCCGCCACGCCCAGACAAAGCCCCCGCCTGCCCGCCACCATCCGGCGGATGGAAGGGCAACGCCCCGCAATAGCCATGCCCCAGCGACCATGCCTCGGGAGTGGATGATGCTGGCACTCGTGCTCTACGTCATCGCCTGCGTGCTGCTGGTCCTGGCCGCATTCAACGTCGGCCACCCCAAGATGTCCTTCGGCTGGCTCGGCCTGGCCATCGTCACCTTCACAGCGTTCCTGCTGCCGCACTTCGGCTGACCCATGCCTGCCCGCCCCTGCCTCGGGCTACCTGGGCAGCCATGCACCCGGCTCACCACCCGCACCGACTCACGCTGCCCTGCCTGCGCCAGCCAGCGAAGCCGAGCACGCGATGCCCAACGCGGCAGCAGGCAGCAGCGTGGCTACACGGCCGAGCACGACCGCATCCGTGCCGACCTGCTGGCCAGGCTCGTGCCAGGCTCACCGTGTCCACGCTGCGGTGAGCCGATGTGGCCGACGCAGGAGCTGCATGCTGGACATCCGATCGGCCGTGGACTGCGCGTCGATCCGAACTCGCGAGCTGATCACCTCGAGCATCGTCGATGCAATGAAGGCGCGAAGGACTGAGTCACTCCGCGTTAGCCTCACTCTACGTAACCATGAGCCGGACGGCCCGAGGTTACAGAGGGTGAGGGGGGTGGGGTCGACACGGGAATCTGCGCAGGTCAGAGGACCCACGGGGACCCTCACGTCTGGCCGTGGTA